TGACTACGGTGCATCCTCTGCCACAGGTAACTGCGGTGCATCCTCTGCCACAGGTTACAAAGGTGCATCCTCTGCCACAGGTGACTACGGTGCATCCTCTGCCACAGGTAACTGCGGTGCATCCTCTGCCACAGGTTACAAAGGTGCATCCTCTGCCAACGATTCCGAGAGCGTTGCGGTTGCATGGGGATACAAAGGGAAAGCAATGGGTGTCATTGGTTCCCATATCGTTCTTGCTGAATGGAAATATATTGGCAGTAAAGAGGATGACAGATACGACAGAGCAGAGCAGGAAGCATGGGAGTTTGTCGGTGCGAAGATGTTCCGGGTAGACGGTGAAAAAGTGAAGCCGGATACATGGTACAGATTGGAAAATGGTGAACTTGTGGAGGTGGAGAATGCAGATTAAGAAAGAGACAGTCATTTCTGTTCTGACAACAAGCGGAGAAACAATCAATGCCGGTGACACCGTGATATTCAATTTTGATGACAAGTGTTGCGTGGGTGTGTACCTGGGACTTTCAGACCGTGGAGCCTTGAAATTCAAAGGCAAAATTGCTGATACGTATGTGACATTTCATGTGATGCCTAGAAGCATCAAGGAGATTTACAAAGCTGATGTGACAGTGCATCAGGGAGTTGCAAGTGGATTTATGAATGAGCCGGAAAGCGAGGAAAAATAATATGAGAAAATCTAATGTTTTGAAGATGCAGAGAGTTTTTATTCCCAAGGTTGGAATTTTTGATAAGAGCCTTTCTTTTGAGAATGGAATTTACGTTGTCCGTGTCGATGACAAGGTTTACAAGGAAACTGCTAATGAGTTGTTTGCTGTGCAGGCATTCAATGAGATTTAGGAAGCGAGGAAGAATAGCATGGGATTTACAGAGGTTTTAACGATCGTTTTCATTGCTCTGAAGTTACTTGGAGTGATTAGCTGGTCATGGTGGCTTGTACTACTGCCGGAGATTTTAGCATTTGTTGTCTATGCAATCATGGTGATTTCGGCTGTGGTGGTTAATGCAAAGGTTACAAAGTCAATGGAAGATTTTGACAGAAAGTGGGGACTGTAAGATGAAAGAACGTAAATTTAAGGTTGGAGAAAGATATACAAGCAAATTGTTTGTAGACAAGGGTGCAGTAATTGAAATCACAGAAATCAGTGGTGGCACTGTTTTTTACAAAGATGTAGTTGGGGAAAGCATTTGTTTAAAACATTTCCAAATAGGTTCTATATTCTCTGCCGCTTTAGAAAAAGTAGACACAACTATTGTCATCTACCGCAAGGACAACAAAGTGATAGCACTGGACAAGTCCACTGGCGAGAAAGCAGAAGCAAACTGCAATCCGGCTGATGAATTTGATTTCCGTACTGGTGCAAAGTTGGCTTTCAATCGGCTGATGGGCGAGGATGTGAAGCCTGATAACGGTGTACGGGAGGTGAAGAGAAAAGCTAAAGTCGGTGAGTACATCAAAATTGTGGATGCGAAACCTTTTCTTATACCATATGAAAACGGAGAGATTTTCAGAGTAATTGGTGTTAAGAACTCAACATGTGATGTTGAAAACTCTGTTAAAAGGTGTTTCGTATGGCACAGAGAGTACGTTGTCCTTGAAAACTACAAACCGGAAGAAAAATCGCAGGAAGATGATGACAGCGAAATCCGTGTCGGTGACATGGTAGAGGTAACACATAGCGGTCATTGCTATTCATCATATGATAAATGGAGTGGACTTGGAAGTTATAGGCAAAATTATGTTAAGGAAGTTTCTGTTGAAGACGGAATGGTTGCAAAGGTTTTGAACATTTCGCAACACGATGACGATAAGCGGAAAACTCTTGCACTTATTCAGAATCCAAAGACAAGCCAGGTATTCATCATTAACATTGACGGCATCAAAAAGGTAGAAAGGTAGGTAGAAACATGGCAGACGAAAAGAAGCAGGAAAACACAGGAATTGTGGAATACGAATCAAATGGGGAAATTGTAAAAATTTCCCCAACAACGGTAAGAAAGTACCTTGTAAGCGGTGGTGGAAACGTATCGGATCAGGAAGTAATGATGTTTATGTCTCTTTGCAGATATCAGCATCTTAATCCTTTTTTGAAAGAAGCATACCTCATTAAGTTTGGAAACAATGATCCTGCTACGATTGTTACCGGAAAAGATGTTTTTACAAAAAGAGCCGATGCAAATCCGAATTATGCAGGAAAAAAAGCAGGAATTATTGTTCAGAAGAAAGATGGTTCCGTTGAAGAAAGAGAAGGATCTTTTGTCCTTAAGGACGAATCTATTGTAGGAGGTTGGGCTAAAGTGTTTATCAAAGGAAGAGAGACACCGGAGTACCAGTCAGTATCTTTCGATGAATATGTTGGAAGAAAAAAAGATGGAACAATAAACGGTCAATGGTCTAAAAAGCCTGCAACAATGATAAGAAAAGTTGCTGTTGTACAGGCATTAAGAGAAGCTTTTCCGGATAAATTCCAAGGTTTGTATGCGCAGGAAGAATTTCCTGATGTTTCCGATGTGAAACTTGATGTGGAAAAAGTTGTGGCAGAAGAGGTACAGGCAAATGCAAACACTATCGAGTTTCCTGACGCAACATTTGAGGAAGTACCGCAGACCGCAGAGACTGACATTTCCAGCGCAGAGACACCGGATTGCTTTAAGTAGGGAGGACACCATGAGAATTATTTCACAGGACGGTAGAACTGATATTCCATATGAAAATTTTTGCTTTGGAATTACAAAAGATAATTCCATTGTTGCGATAAGAGATACCATTGCCAGACCCTCAGAAATTGCGCATGGCGTTGTAGCTACATATTCCAAAGAAGAAAAATCGAAGAAAGCTATGGAAATGCTTAGAAAAGCATACGTTGGTATGCCGATTCTTTTTCAAAATGTTGAAATTACAGAAGATGTGGTAAAACAGTTTGAAAAATTGAAAAATAGTGGAATTATAGTTCAAACCATGAACAATGAGCCATCAAAAGTTGAATATGTAAATAACTGCATATTTCAGTTTCCAAAAGATGACGAAATTGAGGTAGAAACATGAAGCTAAAATGTTTAGGATCCGGTTCTTCAGGTAACTGCTATCTTCTGACGGCAGATAACGGTGAAACGCTTTTACTGGATGCAGGACTTCCTATCATGGACATAAAGCGTGGTCTTAACTGGAATATAAAGTGTGTTGTGGGTGCGATATGCACCCATGCGCACAAAGACCACTCATTATCCGTATCAGACCTTGAACACATGGGAATAAAGGTGTGGCAACCGCAGTCAGACCATTCAGAACGTGAAAGACAGATGGGAAAATTCCACATATTCTGCTTTCAAGTGCCACACAACGGCACAGAGAACTACGGATTTTTGATTATGGTTGACAATCAGAAACTTCTGTATCTGACAGACCTTGAATATTGTTCGTATGTGTTCAAAAAACAGCGGTTAGACCATATGCTGATCGAGTGCAACTATCAGAAGAAATATGTTGACATGGATGCACCTAATTACGTTCACAAGGTCAAAGGTCACTGCGAACTGGAAACCTGCAAAGGAATTGTTGGAGCGAACAAATCAGATGCCTTGCAAAAAGTCATATTGTGCCATTTAGGCGGTGATACAACCGATTCTGATGAATGTGTAGCAGAGGTAAAAAATATTGCTCCATTGGCGAATGTGGACGTTGCAGCAGCAGGCAAGGAATGGATTTTACAGAATGGAAAGGAGTGTCCGTTTTGAGTGACTGGAAGAAGATATACGCTAAAAAAGCAGAAGCAGTGAAACGCATCAAAAAAACTTGCCCTACAATACCTAACGATAGTGGAATCTATCTTTTTTACAGAACGGACGAAGCAGGAATAAAAAGGGGATACTGCGGACAGGCAGTTGCCTTGTGTGACAGGTGCGCTTCTCATTTGCTTGAATATGATCATATAGCACTTAGCCTTAAAAAACATGGACTTTGTACAGAAGATAATCCGTCCGGTTGGAATATTTGGTATCACTTAGTTGATAAAGAACATTTAGATGAAGAGGAAGTAAAGTACATTAAAATGTTTGGTGACCAAGGAATACAAATGTACAACATTACAGCAGGAAGCCAAGGACAAGGGAAAATGGTAACTGGTGTAATGAAGCCGGGAAAAGGTTACCGTGATGGATTGGCACAAGGCAAAATCAACCTTGCAAGGGAATTGGCGAACATTGCCGACAAGCATCTGGTCATCGGATTGAAGCCTGAGAAGCAGAACAATTCCGTGTCGCAGAAACAGTTTGCGAAGTTTATGGAACTTTTGCATGGAGAAAAGGATGGTAAAAGTAATGAATAAAACAGACTATGAAGTACTTTTACAATACGTTGAAGAAACTGACAAGGAGTTTTATGAATCTCTTTCTACTCAAAAACAGATTATGTATCTTTGCTATCAATATGGAACTGAATCTTTTAAAAAGTACTTGTTTAAGTATAGATTTCAGCAAGTCTGCAATAAATTAAAGGAGTTTTTCAGAAAATGGTGAAATACAAAGGCGAATGCTACGGATGTGCAACGAAAGCTTATCCATGTCTCGGCAATAGGTGCCCGAACATAAATGTGAAACATTTGTATTGCGATGATTGTAAGGAAGAGGTAGAGGAACTTTACGAGTTTGACGGTGTACATTTTTGTAAGGAATGCCTGTTAAATCAATTTGAGAAGATTACATGAGTGAAAAAAATTACGATTGTAGCTGTTGGAATGAGTACCCAAACACAATGCACTCAATCAACGGACGTACTCACAAACCGTATCAAAGTGGTAGATGGAAATGTGTTGATTGCTACGAATATGTAGGAAAATCAGAATACGGTGCTACTCATTGCAAAAGGAAAGAGCCAGAACTTGAAAAGAGGTGATACATAAAATGCCAAAACGATATGACAATCCGCAGGAAATTTTGAAAATCATGCGGCAGACAGAACTTTTGAAGCAGTCTGCGAATAGAAGTCCATTCACCGGAATACTGACACTGTTCTGCTATACCTTGTGGAAAGACTATAAGTACTCACAGACGAGACTTTCCGACTTTTGCGGTAAATTCACCGAATACAATGAAAAGTACGAGAATGAGCCTTATACGGAGTTACAGAGCAGGCTTAACGATTTTGCAGACTGGACGATTGAGTACAAGGAATTTACCGAAGCTGATTATCCACATTACAAGTCGGTTGTAGCGCAGAAATGCATCCAGGAACAGGTCAGATGTAACAATCTTATCAATGAGTTGTCCACAAGGTACATCCTATATGGAATGGTAATCCTTATGGAAGATGGATTCGGTAAGAAGAAGCTGACGAATTTCAAGGATAAGTTTTCTGACCACATGGACAAAGCCGGAGACAAGTGCAACGGAAAGGATTTCATGGATTTATGGAGAGAACTGGTGGAAAATACCGGGATCTATATTGAGAAGCCTATTTTTGAGTAAGGAGTTATAAATGGCAGAAAAACGAATGTTCAGCGCAAAAATAATTGAGAGTGATGCTTTTTTGGATATTCCTGCTACGGCTCAAATGCTTTATTTCCATATCTGTATGAACGCTGACGATGACGGATTCGTGAATAATCCACGGAAAATCACAAGGATGTGCGGTGCTTCTGATGATGATTTGAAAGCATTGATAGACAATAGATTCCTTTTATCTTTCGATAGTGGTGTTATGCTTGTAAAGCACTGGCGCATTCACAATTACATTCCACCGGATCGTTACAAGCCGTCATGCTACGTGGACGAAAAAAGCAAAATAGGTTTGAAACTAAACGGAGCATATACTACGGATCCTAAAAAGATGGTTTCCCCAGTAGAGGGAAATCCGAAGAAAAGTTGCTACGACAAAGAAATAAAACTTGATAAGAGGTGATACAAATGCAGATGACAGGTTATGAATTGTTGGCTAATTATGAAAAAGCAGAGGATAAAGATAAGCAGATTCAGATTCTTGCGGATTTGAACCACATCCCGGTTGACATGGTGCGTTTTGTGATTGACAACATAGAGAAATTCGATGTTTCAGAGACACCATTGTCCACAGAAGAATTTGCAAAGTGGTGTGAGACGGAACTTGACCGTGTGGATGCTCATATCCATGCACAAGAAAAATATTACAGAGAAATTTGCAATGTATACAGAATCGCAAGTACATACGGAAAAAGGAGCGTAGCTGTATGAGAGAGGGAACAGGAAACTTTCAGAACGGTGATTTACTCTACATGGCTACACATCCGGTTGCTGATGCTATTAGAATCGGACGCACGAAGCCGTATGACTGCAGCTATCCAGTGATGGAGAGCAAGCCGAGGATTGCGGAAAGGAGCAAGGATGGAGAGAGAAGAAGTTATTTACTGCTTAAAGGCTCAGAGTGAACGGTACTCAGAGGTTTGTGAAGAATGTCCTCTGTACGGACAAACAGGAGTGAATCATTGCTGTGAGGATGCATTACAAATGGCAATCACCGCCTTGCAGAATCAGCCGGTATGGATTCCGGTAAGCGAGAGACTGCCGGAAGATTATGTTCCTGTCAATATTACATGGGTAAACCACAATCCGGATCCTTATTATGCAAGCATTAAAGATGTACCGTTCACAGCAACTGGTATCTGCTACGAGGGGGAATGGTACTGGTATTCGGCAGTATGTGAAGATTATCTCAAGGAATACGGATATTATGAACCTGATGTTGTTGATGATGAAATTGAAATCACAGCCTGGATGCCACTGCCGGAGCCGTACATGGAAAGTGAGTAAGAAGATGGCAAATAGACACACATTACATAGCAACAAATTATATGCTTTTAGCAAATGGCTTATCAAAACCGGATGGACGATTGAAGAACCGAAAGGTATATGGGAAGTATTAAGAGCGAAAAAGGCAGGAAGACAGAACCCCTTGATTGTCTATCAAAAAATGAACAAAGAGCATTTAAGCGTGCTGGACAGAGATATTGATGTCATAAAGAGATTTTTGCAAGAAAAGTAGGTGGAAGATGGCGAGATGTAATAACTGCAAGAATTTAGAAACAAAGGATAATGGGTTTGATGCGTACTCATGGTGTGAGAAAATCAACGACTGTCCGCATGAGGACATAGAAAGAGATTGCGAGCACTACGCACCTATGACCAACGCAGACCGGATCAGGAGCATGACGGACGAGGAACTTTTAGATTTCATTTGTTCAATCGAAACATATGATGAGGGTAGCGCAAAGACCATTGAGGGCGGCGTAGCAATGTGTTCTGTTACAGAGGTGGAACAATGGCTTAAGGCAGAGAGCGAGGAATGAGGATGCAGGATAGATATTTATGTAAAGCAAGACCAATAGGGACTAGAAAACAGTGGGTAACTGGATTTTGTGCAGTCCTTGGAGAAAAGACGGTAATTATCGTAAATGAGCCGGAAAAGTTTTATGACGTTGATAGCGGAAAAAATAGTCATGGAAATAAGATTGTAGAGGTTATACCTAAAACCGTCTGCTGGTGCACCGGACTTAAGGACAAGAACGGTACTATAATTTGGGAGAATGATATTGTTAAGCATTACAATGATGATGCACATCCAGAAAACTATTGCACCGGAACTGTACTTTGGGATGAAAATTATGCCGGATTTTATCGGACAAGTAATGAGTACGGATTATCGAAGCCACGTATAAGCAGTGATTGTATTTATGAGGTTGTCGGAAACGTATTTGACGATCCGGAACTGTTGGAGGAGAAATATGGAGACATGCAAACGCAAGAATCGTAATTGTCGGTATGTGTATAATCAAAATTCTTACCAGTGCAAGAAATGTATTGAGGAAAATTTAAATCAATATCCGATTACCTGCGAAGATTGTCATTACGGTGGTTGGGGAATATGCAATAAAAGGGGTAAGAATCAGCGGAGAATGAGACCTTGTGAGGATTTTAAATGGAGTTAAGGAGGAGTGGATATGACGGAGAATGAAGCAATCAAAGAACTTGAGACATCTATTGATTTAGCCAAAATGTGTATACAGAATTGCGAGAGAAAAAACGAAATCCAAGGTTACGAGATGGCAATCAAGGCACTGGAAGAAGTTCAGCAGTACCGGCAGATAGGTACGGTGGAGGAATGCCGGAAATCAGTAGAAATCTGCAAATCTATGATTGGGAGAAACATCACACCGGAGAACATGGAAGAATACATGAAATTCGAGGATTAATGTATAAGTGAAGGATTTACATTTAATAGCCTGTTGGAAGCAAGAGAGAAGTAGACAGTCAGAGGAATGAAACGGAGGTAGGTTGATATGCCAAGTTTTGAATTAAAACCGGAGCACATAAAGATTATGACAGACCTTAATTTTAGAATCTCTATTTTAATAGATTCTGAGGATAGGTATAGACCGGCAATAGATGTTAAAAGACCATTTGGGAACAGCGGCCCCACAACAAATGTGTGTGAAATCATGGGATGGCACTGCGATGAAGAAAGTGGAGAATACGCTGCTGAGGATATTGAAAAAGCCGAAATGCTCATTATCGAACTTCCAGTTGCTTTGCAGATCGTGATGCAAAACCACACATTTGAACCCGGAGAGTATGAAGTAGGGGAATATTCCTCGGCATACTTCAATTATGTTCACATTCGCAATTATCACGCATTAAAATCTCCTATCGCAGAAATAGAGGAAAAATATAAAGACTGCGATCAAATGGAAAGGTTACATGAAGTTTGTATGAATGTATCTGGCGATAACCCGTGGAAAGTGATTGACGATCTGAAATGGTTTGCCCAGACCGACTTTCTGGCAGATGCAATAGCGGTATTTGAAAAGCATAGAGACGAACAAATCCTTGATGAATGGCTGAAAACACATGACAGATATGATTATTGCAAGAATTGTGGTCAGAAATTAGGTTGGAGTGATGAAGAATGAATGATTTATCCTATGAATTTAAAAAGCAGTAAACGAAGAAAAACGGAAGTTTTTATTACAAAAAAGGAATGGGAAAAAGAGAAATTCCCGATATGTCTCCGTATCAGTATGGCTCATTGTTGAGCAGAAAGAAAAGAGGTAGGAGATGAGCGAAGAACTTAAGCCGTGTCCATCATGTAAGAAAAAAAGTGCTATTTTATGCGAATTTTACGTAAAATGCATGAATTGTGGAAGAATGATGATGTTGAAAGAAGATTACAATGAAGAAAAGCTGATTGAAGCATGGAACAGGAGGGCGAACGATGAGACGACTGATTGAAGCGGATGTGTTGAAAAAACATATTGAAGAGGTAATCAAGAAGCAGAACGGGAAAAATACCGATTTGGTGCCAGTGGGTGAACTGATGGTATTTATTGATAGAGAACCGACCGCCTATGACCCGGACAAGGTTTTAGATCAGCTGTTGGATGCATCTTTTGATAGATTTGGCTGTGATACCGGAATGGGCGGTGATTTGGTGGTCAATATGGACGATGCAATCCAGATTGTGAAAGGCGGTGGAGTAGATGCAGAACATTGATTACACCGCCCTGTACGAGCAGAATGAGGACTTTAAGCGTTACGTTGACCGATACTGCGTAAAGCACCGTATCAGCGTCGCAGAAGCCTTACAGCATTATCTGGTGCAGATGGCAGGGAGACAGTACAAGGAACAGAGTGAAACAATAGTTAGATAAAATCAAGAAAGGAGCCGAGACTCTGGCCAGAGTGAAGCATATGCGGTCTCCTTGAAAAAAATGAAAAAATTAAAATGTGAGATTTACAGAGATTCAATGCAGAACTATAAGAAATATGCCATACCTCCGGCACAGCTTATCATTGCCGATGTCCCGTATAATGTCGGCAAGAATTTCTACGGCAGTAACCCTATGTGGTACAACGGTGGGGATAACAAGAACGGTGAAAGCAAACTTGCAGGAAAGGCAGCATTCAATTCTGATTTCAACTTCAATCTGTATGAGTATTTCCATTTCTGCTCAAAGATGCTGAAAAAGGAAGACAAGAATAGCGTTACCAGGGGAAGAAGTAGCAACAGTCCTTGCATGATCGTGTTCTGCTCTTTTGAACAGATGCCTACGCTGATTGATGCCGCATATAAACATGGATTCGTCCATTACATACCGCTAGTATTTGTTAAAAATTACAGTCCGCAGGTGCTTAAGGCAAATATGCGTGTGGTTGGTGCTACTGAATATGCTCTTGTGTTCTACCGTGAAAAGCTGCCGAAGTTCCGGAACGGTGCAAGGGTTGACGAGGACGGAAAGACGATCCGTGGCACTGGGAAAATGATTTTTAACTGGTTCAGTTGGGAGAAAGACGGAAAAGATATTCCGAAAATCCATCCGGCACAGAAGCCGGTAGCGGTGTTGAAAAAACTGATAGAGATTTTTACAGATCCCGGTGATGTAGTGATTGATCCTTGCTGTGGCAGCGGTAGTACCTTAAGAGCAGCCGCAGAGATTGGGAGAAGTGCATTCGGATTTGAGATTGACCGCAACTTTTATCAGAGAGCCAAAAATGAGATGATTGTCTTTGAAAGAGATAATCAGATTAGTTTTGAGGATATTCCGGGGGTGATGCCGTAATGGATTTTGGATATTACAACATGGATTGCATGGATGGGATGAAAGAGTTCCCGGATGGTTACTTTGACCTTGCGATTGTGGATCCACCGTATGGCTTACATGAGCATGGTGGCAAAAATAGGAATACATATGTTAAGCAGAAAAATGGAACAAAAACATATGTAAAGGACGGACAGTACGAAAACAGAGGGTGGGACAATGAGCCACCCTCTAGGGAATACTTCGAGGAATTGTTTCGGGTATCCAAAAATCAGATTATATGGGGATGCAATTACTTTGATTTTACTTTGGCTGGTGGTCTTATTGTATGGGATAAATGCAATGATGGTTCTGACCAGTCGGATGCAGAGGTGGCATTCTGCAGTCTGACTAAAAGGATAGACATATTCCGGTATATGTGGCGTGGAATGTTCCAGGGAAAGTCCATTACTGAAGGAACTATTCAGCAGGGGAATAAGGAGTTGAATGAAAAGCGTATCCACCCTACACAAAAGCCGGTAGCACTATATGAATGGCTCCTAAACCGCTATGCAAAGCCCGGAGACATTATCTTGGACACACATGTAGGCAGTGCCAGCAGCTTGATAGCCTGCTACAGAACCAACCATCCATATGTTGGCTTTGAACTGGACAAACATTATTATGATTTGTCCAAAAAGAGATTAGATGCAGAAATGGCACAAATGCGATTATCTGATTTTATGCCGGAGGTGATGCCATGAAAAATAACATTATCATTGACTGCTTTGCCGGTGGCGGCGGAGCAAGCGTAGGAATAGAAATGGCACTTGGAAGATCTGTTGACATTGCCGTAAACCACGATCCGCAGGCTATACGGATGCACATGGTAAACCACCCTGACACATTGCATCTGACAGAGGATATTTTTAAGGTAGATTTGCAAAAATATGTTGGAGATCGCCATGTGGCTCTGATGTGGGCATCACCTGACTGTACAAGCCATAGCAAAGCAAAGGGCGGGCAACCACGCAAAAAAGGATTGCGAATACTTCCCTGGGCGGTGTACAAGCACGCAAAAGTGCTACTGCCAGATGTAATCATCATGGAGAATGTTGAAGAGATACAACAGTGGGGTCCGCTGGATGCAGACGGTCACCCGATACCAGAACGCAGGGGAGAGGACTACCGTAAGTTTATTACAGCAATGACCTCTCTTGGATATGATTTCGATAGTCGGGAACTTGTGGCTGCGGATTATGGGGCACCTACGACACGGAAAAGATGGTATGCAATTTTCCGGCGGGATGGAAATAAAATCGTCTGGCCAGCACCTACATACAGTAAAGATGGGATACTGCTACCGAGATGGAAAGAATGCGGTGACTATATTGACTGGTCTGATCTTGGAACATCCATATTTGAGCGTAAGAAGCCACTGGCGGCGGCTACAATGGACAGAATCGGTAATGGTGTGAAAAAGTACATAATTAATAATCCACATCCGTATATCGTCAAAAGTAAGGATGCACTGGCATTTATCATCCAGTATCACGGTGAAACCAGGCAGGGGGATTCCCGGGGACAATTCCTTACGGATCCTATCAAGACTATTGATACCAGCAACCGGTACGGATTGGTAACCGCATTTGTCACAAAATTTTATAAGACTGGGATCGGACAGGGGTGTGACGAGCCACTGCATACGATCACCACTTCCCCTGGACATTTCGGACTTGTATCTGCGTTTTTGGTTAAGTATTACGGAACCGGGTGCGGACAGACATTGGACAAGCCACTAGGAACCATTACCACAAAGGATCGGTTCGGACTGGTGAATGTTCTGATTGAGATTGACGGAGAGCAATATGTTATAAAAGACATTTTTCTGCGGATGCTGAAGCCGGAAGAATTGAAACTGATGCAGGGATTTCCCGAGGATTATATCATTGACAGAGATATTGCAGGAAAAACATATCCTATTGTGGAGCGAGTGGCAAGGATAGGTAACAGCGTAGTGCCGGTTATGGCAGAAGCACTGGTATCTGCAAACTGCAGTGATCTCCGAATAGGAGAGCGTACACCGAACATGAGAATAGAAGCAGAGCAGACCGGGCAACTCCGGTTTGCGTAGGAAGTGAAAAAAGCAACTCAAAAGTGAAATAGTAACTCAAAATTTGAGTTAAAAAGTGAAAAATTTAATTAAAAATTTGAGTTTCTATTTTAGTTCCACTCAATAATTCAAAAGCAAGTTAAAATCCCACGGTAATACGGGGGAAATAAGAAGGAGATGAAGTGAGATGGTTATAAATGCAAAATGTAATGATTGCAAGGAACCAACGAAATATGGGGTTGGCTTTTTCGATGGCAAGAATGGAATCCGCGGTTGCCTTTATGATTGCCACAACGAAGAATGTGAAATAAAGCAAATAATGGAAGCATCTGCATCGAAAGATATTCAGGAAATGGCAAGAATACAGTTAGCCAACGGAGACAAAGGGATGTATGCAGGCTACATTGCAGCACTCAGAAAAGATGCGAAAGTGTCCATGTTTAAGATGGCACAGATTGCCGGATGCAGTTCGGCAGATTACAGCGCATATGAGCATGAGCGGAAAGAATTTGATCCGGAAGTGTATTGGAAATGCAAGGAGTACTTGGATAAGGTAAGAAATTAAGTATGTAACTTAGGATTTAGCAAAGGAGCAAGTAGTGATAGATAGAAGAAAGGAATAACACTTATCCTCGTGAAACGAGGTTTCCCGGAATCAGAATCCGGGTTGTAAAAATTGATAAATGCCAGAATGGAATGTCATGGTTCGCCTGAGAAATAGCAGCTATTAACACGCTGCTTAGGTATCGCCCCAGAAAATGCTAACGGCAAGCGGTAATAACTCCCAAAGACTACAAGGCAGATTGTAAATTTACCACACGGATAAATGTAGTGTGGTGTGTTGGAAGATTTTATTAAGAGATCAATAGATCGTGTGAGACTGGCAAGTGAAATGTCCATATCACATTATGGGAAACCGCTTGTTTGCGAGTATTCGGGAGGAAAAGATTCGGACGCATTACTGTGGGTGTTTGAGCAAAGCGGAATACCGTTTGAGGTTCACAATTCACATACCACAGTAGATGCGCCACCTACGGTCTACCATATAAGAGAAACACTCAGAAGATTAGAATTGAAAGGTGTTAAGTGTACTGTAGATTATCATGATAAGGGAAACGGACAGCGAGTGACAATGTGGAATTTGATTCCTATGAAGCTGATGCCACCAACGAGGGTTGTTCGGTATTGCTGTTCAGAATTGAAAGAAGGTGGAAATGCGAACCGGATGATTGCCACTGGTGTTAGATGGGAAGAAAGCTCGGCGAGAAGCAGTAGGAGTGCATTTGAAGTCCTCGGAAAGACAGCGAATAAAAGCATAGGTGTTTCTGATGAAAAAATGCTTATAACAGACAATGACGATACGAGACGGTTATTTGAAAACTGCCAGATGAAAGCTAAAACTGTAGTTAATCCAATTATTGACTGGAAAGCAGTGGATATATGGAACGTTATCAATGGCGAAAATATACCGGTTTGTGAGATGTATTCCTGGGGATACGATAGACTTGGGTGTATAGCCTGTCCTCTGGCAAAAAAATGTCAGAGAGAACGGGAAATATATGATTTCCCCAAATATAAAACTGCGTATATAAGAGCATTTGATCGGATGCTTGAAATGAGGAGATTCCGAGGAAAGAACACAAAGTGGACGTGCGGAGAGGAAGTATATTTATGGTGGATGCAGAGCAACGACATACCCGGACAGATGAGTATGTTCGATAGGTAAACTGAAATTTAGCGAAGGAGAATGGCTTATGAAGTTGTCAAAACTGACTAAGCCAGAACTTGAAGAAATCTTCCGTAACGCCAATTTCACGGAAGAGGAAGAGAAAGTGTTTTGGGATTTGTCTAAAGGAATTTCTCAAAAAGAAATATCCTTTAGACATTCCATTTCTGTAACTACTGTAGAAAGAAGAGTAAGGTCTATAAAAAATAAACTTAAGCGGTTAGAAGGTGATAGATTTGGAACTTTCTGATATGGAAATATTGCAATATGCCGTTAGCAATGGTATGATTGACACGGAATCTTTGCAAAAAAGCATTGAAATGAAAAAGAAAGATGAGTATCTGAAGAAACACCAATACGCAATCAACAAAGGAAAAGACGGATACTGGAGAACTTATTTGCCAGATGAAGAAAAAGGAAGGAGACTTGTAAAAAAGAAAAGCGAGGAAGATCTCAAAGAAGAAGTTATTGAGTTTTACTACCAAAAAGAGCAAAATCCAACAGTTACAGAAGTGTTTTACGAATGTGAAGACCGGAGATTGTCTCTTAAAAAGATATGTAAAGCAACATACGACAGAGACGAGAGATATTTTCTCAGACACTATGGAGAGTTGGGAAAGCGAAGAATAAAATCAATATCAGAAGATGAATGGGGGGATTTTTTAGAGGAAGAAATTGCCGATAAAGAGTTGACACCTAAATCATTTTCCGGTCTAAAAGGAATTACAAGAACATTTCTTAAAAGAGCGAAAAAACGCAAACTTATTGATTTTAATATCGTAGAACTGTTTGATAATCTTGACGTATCTGATAGTGATTTTAAAAAAGTAATAAAAGAAGACTATGAAGAAGTATTCGACGAATATGAAACTGATGTAATGATTAAGTATCTTGTCAGCCACCTTGATACTTCTAATGTTGCTATATTGCTTATGTTTTTAACTGGTGTACGTATCGGAGAAGTTGTAACATTAAGACATTCCGATTTTTCTGATAATACTTTTAACGTTCGCAGGACAGAAACGAAGTATAAAGACGAAAGCGGAAACAATGTTGTTGAAGTAAAAGAGTATCCTAAAACCAAAGCAGGAATCAGAACAGCAATTATACCGAATGATTATGTATGGATTTGCGATAAAATAAAGTACATGAATCCATTTGGAGATTACATTTTTACAAAAAACGATATTAGGATTACTGCACAGGCGGTTAGACAAAGGCAAAAAAGGCTTTGCAGGAAATTGAAAATTTATCCAAAGCCACCGCACAAAGTAAGAAAGACATATGGAACTATTCTTATGGATAACAATGTGGATAAGAGACTTGTCATGGATCAGATGGGGCATACAGATATCATGACATCAGAAATACACTATCATAGGAACAGGAAAACCATTGAAAAGAAATCGTCTATTTTGAGTAGCATACCAGATTTACAGGCAAGGTGATTTGACTACTATTTTTGCGAAAGTAGTCAAAAGTAATCAACAAAAAACACCTAGAAAGCCAGTAAATATGCGGAAAGTAAGAGGAATAGAGTGGGGTTCGAGCCCCCTTGCTTCCACTCGAAAAAGCTGATAAAATGGGCATTCCCGGGCAACGGGTAGTCGGATAGTAGTCAAAATAGTAGTCAAGCCTAAAACGAAAGGAGTTTTTTGCAAAGATTCCAATAATTTTATAGTGAATGAAATGTGACGGATACATGACGGGTAGACCGTCTTTTTTTATGCCAAAATTTAATCATAAGGAGGGATGACCTTATGGGAAAATTCAAATTTTCTGATGAAACACTGGAACATATATTCAGCAAAGAACGTACAAGGGAAGTTCCGATTAAGTATCAATCAATCATGGTTCATGTGATCGAGGAAGTTTTAGGAGAAACGGGTAATGCTTATGAATTTCAGTCCGTTGGGACTTATGAACAAGCCAACATATCAGACACTTGATGAAGTTGAAATTGCGAAACAGATAGAATCAATGGAAGAAAGGGAGAACAGCCATGCCGCAGCCGATTATGAATCCGAACTATTTCAATCCGCAGTATAGAACACCTATGTACGGACAGTTTATGCCACAACAGGAACAATTCCAACCACAGCAGTTTATGCAACAGCCACAGCAAAACGCAGTACAGATGTACGGACGTATTGTACCTGCGCAAGAGTGCATAGCACCGAATGAGGTTCCTATGGATGGAAACACAGCATTTTTCCCAAAACAGGACCTGTCGGAGATCTATGCTAAATCCTGGGGAGCAGATGGGAAAATCTATACAAGGCTTTACAAGCCTGTTTTAGATGCAGACCCTAACAATTTACCGTCAGACACAGAAAAGGCGAAATTTGACCTATCAGACGAAGCCACAGCGGTATTTATGAAGCGTTTCGATGAACTGGAACAAAAGATTGAGCAGTTGAAATCTTCGCAATCGCAAAGAAAAACTCCACAATCGCAAAGAAAGGATGATGCAGATGCTTAAGTCAATGGGGAATCCGCAACAGTTTATACAAAATATGATGGGGAACAGCCAGATCATGTCTAACGACATGGTAAAAAACGCTTATGGGATGGCTCAAAAAGGTGATTTCCAAGGAGTAGAAAATCTTGCGAGAAACATCTGCAAAACGAAAGGTATAAATCCTGATGATGTAATAAGACAGATAAAAAGTCAGTTTCCTTTTTAACAGCATATTAGAGGTTTGTGCACAAAACCCGGGAGACCTCTTTATGAATAAAATTATGGAGGTAATCTAATATGTTTGAAACAAACAACAGTCCTTTTACCATGCCTGTTATTCCGGCTGCCGGAAATGGCTACGGAAATAATGGTGCATTTGGTGACGGTGGATGGCTCTGGTTCATAGTCGTAATTTTTGCGATTTTTGGAGGTTGGGGCGGTAATGGATGGGGCGGTAATGGCTCTAATTCCAGTTACTATACCGATTCTGCACTGCAAAGAGGGTTCGACACCCAGTCTATCATCGGTAAACTGGACGGAATCAACAACGGTCTGTGTGACGGATTCTACGCTGTAAACAATGGTATGCTTACCGGATTTAATGGCGTAAATACCAACATTTTACAGACTGGCTATGGCATCCAACAGGCTATCAATGCAGACACCGTAGCAGGAATGCAGAATGCTAACGCTTTACAGGCACAGTTAGCACAGTGCTGCTGCGATACCCGTGAAGCTATCCAGGGTGTAAACTACAATATGGCAACGAATACTTGCGCATTGCAGAACACCATGAATAACAACACTCGTGATATTATCGACAGCCAGAACGCCGGTACAAGAGCAATCCTTGACTACTTATGTCAGGATAAGATCGCTACTCTGCAGGCAGAGAACAACGATCTGCGCAGAGCCGCTTCTCAGGATCGTCAGAATGCTCTTCTGACTACTGCCATGAGTGCACAGACACAGCAGATCATCAACGCTGTGAATCCTGCGCCCATCCCGGCATACCAGGTTCCCAACCCTAATGTATATTACGGATGCGGATGTGGTTGCAACACTGGTTGCGGATGCTAAAACTGCATATCGAGTAACTTAACCTTAAGGTTATGTCTGCTATGCAGAATTACTGACAACATGGGGCAGACTATATGGTTTGCCCCTTTGATTTTGAAAGAGAGGTTTTATTATGGCTGAATATACAGCAGTAGCATTACAGACTGTGGCAGCAGGAGCAGACGTTGCTTTTACCGAAACTGCCGTAAATGGAAGTAACTGTATCAATCATAGAGAGGGATCCGGAATTGTGAAGTTAAGAGGTATCACTAATCAGTGTCGTGCAAGATTCCTTGTAAGTTATTCCGGCAACATTCAGATTCCCACTGGTGGAACTGTTGAGGAAATTTCCCTTGCACTGGCAGTAGACGGAGAACCTTTGCAGTCCACAAGAATGATTGTAACTCCGGCAGCAGTAGAGAATTTCTTCAATGTTTCTGCACAGGCTTACATTGATGTTCCTCGTGGATGCTGCAGTACGGTAGCCGTTCAGAACACTTCTACGCAAGCTATTGAAGTGCAGAACAGCAATTTGATTGCCGTTCGTGAAGCGTAGGAGGTGAAAAATCATGGATGTTAAAAGAATGCATGAAATGATTGAAAAACTTTCTGAATGCGCTAAAACGCAGTTTGACAAAGGAATTGACAAAGTAGATACTTGCGAAATGGGGAAGGTCATCGACATGATGAAAGACTTATCGGAAGCTATGTACTATCGGGAACTGACAAAAACCATGCAGGAATATGATTCGGACGAAAACATGGAAATGTTTGAACGTTATGGGGATGGTGGAAGACGGTTCTATGACCATTACCGCTATGCTGACGGCAGATTTGCACCTAAAGGTCGTGGAACCTACCGCAGAGGTTATGAAGAACCACCCTATTATCACATGACTCCGGAAATGTATCACCGTGACATGGACAGAGACATGGGACGTATGTACTACACGGAAACTTCTTCATCCGGTATGCGTGATGCAAGAGAGGGCAGAAGTGGAATGAGCCGCAGAACCTATATGGAAAATAAGGAACTGCATAAGGCGAATACACAGCAGGACAAAGAAGCAAAAGTCCGTGACCTGAACACATACATGACCGAACTTGCAAACGACATGACGGAGATCATCAACGATGCAACACCGGAAGAAAAGACGGTACTGCGGAATAAGCTGTCTGCACTGATAACAAAAATCGGTTAAAACACTTAAGGGGCTTATTTAGCCCCTTTTATGTTGGAGGTGGTAAGTTGTTCACGATAAATGGAATGGACTGGAATTTAAGGCTTGTAGGAAGTCCCAGCCCTATGCTGATGCGTTCTGATGGTACATATACGTTTGGCATGACAGACAGGAACACAAGAGATATTTACATATCAAATATGATTCATGGCAATTTCTATGACCGTGTGCTGTGCCATGAATTGTGCCATGCGTTCTGCCTGTCCTACAATTTGACTATGGATATTCAGACAGAAGAAATTGTTGCCGACTTTTTGGCTACCTACGGAAGAGAAGTGTTTGCACTGGCTGATGAACTGATAAGAGGTATTGTTGGAATGGCAATGTGACCGACATTCACATTGAGATTTGCTTCGTATGTTTAACATACAATAGAATAATTGAGCGACAACGTGTCGCTTAACAAAATCAGAATACCAGTAAAATGTGTTTTAGGGGAAAAATAATCCCTTAAATATTTCTTTCGACGAATTTCGTCGAATAAAAGAATGGCATAGAAAAGACCCCTTTTTATGGGGTCTCTTCTGTTGCACAGTTATCAACATCTTGCTGAAGAATTTTAGATGCAAGTTCTGAAAGCTGTGGGAAGTAGGTGATTACTTCGGAATTTCTGCATTTCCAGTTTCCGGTCGTTGCGCTGTAAATTCTCTTTGCTTCATCAAAATTATACGTTCTTCCCAAAACTTCAAGTAAGTGGTGCATATATTCCTTTGATGTAATGTCGTAGCAACGGCAGATGTAGTTGATTTTGCCACGGTTGATGCAGAACCAGTCTGTTTCAAACTCTAATGTCGGCTTTTCCTCGATTGCTGTGGTGGAAGTAGGTGCTGGATGTTGATTTCTTAATGCAAAATAAGCATTGACAAGGCTCCTCTGAACTTTCCATGATAAATCATCCTTAAATGGTTTTACAAGCATAAGGTATCCGCTTTCGGTGAATACAGTAATACCTCTGTTTGGAATATCAATATTTCTAATGTCCACCCGGTGGACATTAGAATTTTCTTTTTCCAAAACAATATAATCAACGCCATTTATAAAGCGCTTTTTGTTTCTATTAAACGCTTTTCTAGCCGTTCCACTTGGTCTTTTATGAACAAGGTCGATATCGTCAAAAGTAACAACCATCTGACCATTGTATTCTCTGACATCTAACTCTGTTCCTTCAACGTTTACAATATTTTCCATATTATTTTTCCTTTCTTTTTATCTATCACAAAGTATATTTGTATATGCCAATATGCATTTGAGGAAATGAATGCTGGTATTTTCAAGGTTACAGATAATTTTTTTGATAAGTTCTTCTCTCATTTTCAGCTCCTCCATTTAATCAAAAATAATTTGCCAAAAGGAAGATGCAGTGCTATAATTTACATAATCCTTTTGGGGTAAAGGAGCAGCCGGTTACTTTGCGGGTATGGCTGCTCCTTCTTTTTTAGTTTCCGATTTCTTCATCAACTTTTTCGTTAAACCATTTCGTTTTAGTCAATCCTTTTTGGGAAAGTTTTTCCTCTAACTTCTCAAACTTTTCCTTTTCGATTTCAACACTAAAATTTTTTGTTTTCTTTCTTCGCTCTTTGAAGTAATCGGCTCTGCTTTTAGGTGCTATGGGTATCACCTCCTTGTTTCGAGATACATTATATAATGTTTCGAGATACAAGTCAAGCATTTTTTCAAAAAATAAAAATGCACTAGATTGAATCTAGGGCGTCTATCATCCGACCAGTTTATTCACCGACTTATTTTCCAAAAATTCCTTAATTTCTCCGTATCCCCAACCGTATCCAACCAGTGAACTTACAAGCATTTCTGCATTCTGAACTAACAGTAGTTCTTCCTCGGTCAGATAATCCCGGATGTTTTCTTTGTTGCCAATATTAAGGTCAAGCCGTAATTGCTTTGCGGTTTTTCCGAATACTGATTTATAAATCAAATCGGTGTAGGTAGAGTATGCATGACCGTGCATCCGTTCATTTTCGGAAGTCCTCTGCAAACTATCCGTAAGTACCCTGCGGACACCAATTCCTTTTTCACGTTCCCGTATTTTGCCAATAAGAGCTTTTTCCATTGCGTTGAATTGCTTAATATAGGCTTCCTTGAACTGCATTGCTTTTTCACCAGTGTATCCCATAGCAAGAAGAGTAAAGCCGTCTCTTGTCATAACAAACATAGGTTTTTTCCTGTTAATACTATCTGTATAAGAGATAGGCACGAAATTGTGCTCTCTAAATTCTTCACTACAATCAAGTTCTCTTATGTCCTGCATGACACGTTTATGCTCTTTTCCAAACGTTTCCGCAACATCAAGGCTTGTTACAACGGTTACTTCTTCTTTGTTTACTGTTTTGATTTCAACTAACATTTTCTACCTCCAACAAATACATTGTCATGGGGCAGAAGAGCATAAAAATAAGCCCACTACCCCTGTTACTGTTGGAGTAGCGAACTTCCAATCTTTTTTTGGTCTGTCTTTATTCCGGGTCTTGGTTACAATCTAGGCTGTATAATCAGCTTTCACTCTCCGGACGTAGTGCAAGACTTCCTAACTGACACATATTATATCATGCAGAACGTAGGTTCGCAACATAAAAATAAGAGCACCCTTTCGGATGCCCTTAAAATTCTATATTCTATTGTAATTTGAGTACTTCTTTGTTTCCAGTCCAAATGCTTGTTTCATATTCCAGTTCAATGCTCTGCGCATCTTGCGGAACTACAAATGCAATCTTGTAAGATGTTTTTCTTCCGCTTGAAAGATTCGCATTCAACGAAGAACTATCAACAACACTGTAATTCTGCTCACAATCTGTATCGTCTGCGTAGCACTGGAAATCGTAGATGCTTACATACTTATCATCTTTACTGTTGTTCTGATAGGAAACATCAATCATAATGTATTTTGTTCCATCAGCAGGAGCGTTCCAACCGTATTCATCCTCATAATCAGTGTAGTCAAGGTCAAAATCATTAATAGTGACTTGCAAGCCGTCCGCATCGAATGTGTAACCGGGAGAAATAACAGTACCACTGGGTGCTTCTACCTCTTCAACCTTTGATTCCGGTGTACTTTCTGATACTGCGGTAGAACTTTCTTGTATTGCAGAAACAGATGCCTGTGTGCCGGTAGATTCCTTGTTACTATCGGATACACTATTTACAAACAATGCCATAATGGCAAAAATAATAATTCCGATAATAGAGCAAGTCAGTCCTGCGATAGCAGTGCCGTGTTTCTTGTCTTTCTGACATAGTGCAATGATAGCAAGAACAGCACCTATAATTCCCGGCACAATTCCGAAAGCTATACAAGCTGTCAAAATACTGATGATTCCTAAAATCATCGAAGCAATTCCTAAACCACTTTGTTTCATAGAGTAATTACCCCTTTCATTTTGAATTTTATAAAATTTTAACACATTTGTGGTATTCTGTCGATAAATAGATGTGAAGTATTGAAAAAATTTTAATGTGTTTATTTTGATACCCCCGTAGGTCTGCATTTTCAACCGAAAATCTCATTTTCAGAGGTTTTTGAAAGAAAAATTTTTCTACAATTTTCGTGCTAAAAATTTTAAATCCCCCCTGGGTAGCACTTTTCAAGCTGAAAAATCCGTTTTCAGAGTTTTTTCGCAGATTTTTTCAGACCGTTTCAGGGCATGGAACATTTTTCGTTTCTGCAGTGCAATCCCTGGACCTGTCACCCGTTCACCGTGTCGCAGCTTTCGCAAGGTCTCCGACTGCCGAAAGCATAGAATCATACGCAGACCGCAACAGCTCCGCAGATTTCGGAGACAGACCACCGGCGGCAGTCTCAACCCGTATAACTATTTCCAACCGTTCCCCGGCATCCGATACGCTTTCCATGATGTCATATACATGACCAATTCCCACTTTTCGCATTTTGTATAATCCCCTTTGTAATATTTGATTGTACACCAATACAGCGCAAGCCGTCAATATATCCGGGTGCAGGATCTGACCGGATCCGGTGGAAGAGTAACACAAATAGACCGCCAGGCGGCATCAGATCCCACTGAACACGACAAAAAGACGGTTGTAAGCCGTCTTTTATCTGTTTTCAAGTTCAAAAATTGCCCACCGCAGGGCGGCGGCTGTCTCTGTGTCGTGTTCTCGTTCCGCACACTCTAACAGCTTGTAAAGTCTTTCAAGGTTCTTTTCTTTCATCCTGGCAACCTCCTATTTTTAATTTTTGTGCAAATTCCACCCATAAAACCGCCGCCGGTAGTGATCCGGCGGGCATCCTCTGCGGCGGCTATTGTTCGATGATTTCAAAGCATTTTTGTATTTCTTCCAGGCTATGACAGCATTCCCCGCCGGGATAGCGATATATAGCCATATAATCTCCACCGCCTAAAGGTTGCATATCTTTCAAATACGCTCTAAAACCTCCGTTCCCTTTTATGATATTTGGGTATCCATCTTTTCGCATTTTTTCAATTCTTGTCATGTTCCTATTCCTCCATATTTTCAATTTTTCCCGTTTCCGGGTAAAAGCAAGCCGGGGCACGATCCCCGGTGTAAGCCTGTCTTACTTGCTAAATTTAACAATATGATAAATTATATCAAAAGAATGGCTTAATGCTCTTGCCTGTGTGTCTAACCATTCCTCGGATCTGTTTGGTTTGTTCTCGCCGCCGCAAACCTTTTTTAACTCAGACGGGCAACAGAGACGTTCGGCAATGTCACAATCATAAATCAGAGAGTAGCCGCCCCAACTGTACTGTTTCCAGTCAGCGGCGCCATTAAGTAAAAGGCTTTTTAACTCTGTTTTGTCCTGCGGGATCTCTTCAACTTCCAGAGCTTCTACAAGCTCATAAGCATAGATCTTTACACCTTTATTCCATGCGCTTCTTGCCTTGCTGTTGTTGATTGCTTCTAATAATTCATTCTTTCTCATATTGCTTTTACCTTTTCACCCGTGTTATAATATGGGTGCCTTTCTTTTTGGGTGCCGGTGTTCGCTTGGTAGGTGGTCACCGGCTTTTTTATTTGTTGATATTATAATAACAAATATATTGCACATATACAATATGTAATATTTAACAAAATAATGCACATATAACAATGCGTTTATTAGTTAAAATGTATATTGCACATATTTTATTGACAAACTAATGCACATATAGTATAGTAAAGCTATATTTATATTGTATGGAGGTAATAAGAATGGGTATAAACAAAACAAGTGAAGCACAATTAAAAGCTAGTAGAGAATACGAAAAAAGAAACGACCGTATAAATATAGTTTTTCCGGCAGGCACTAGGGACAAAATGAAAGAGCTTGGAATTGAAAAGCCGAACACGTTTATTAAAGAAGTAGTTGCGGCAGAACTTGAAAAAATGGAGAAATACAAAAAATAATGCACATATATCTATTGACATATAATGCACATAATGTTATAGTGATATCACGATATCAAACAAGTGATATCACACAAATGATATCATAAAAAACTAATGATATCGCATTAATGATATCACAAGAAAAGGAGGTGCTAAAATGGCGGAAACATTTAACCAAATGATTAGATTCCCGAAAGACCTAGAACCGCAGATCAAAGCGCAGGCAGAAAAAAACGGTGTAAGTGTAAACCAGTTTGTTATAGGTGCCGTGATCACAGCATTGCAACCAGTACAACCGCAGACAGTGACAGAGCAACCGAAAGAAACGCCCGTGACAGGCTCTAGAAGCCCCATAGACGAGAAAATCGCACTCATGCAGGCAAATGAACGGCTACACGCTTTACAAGCCAAAACAGCGGCAGAAAGAGCCGCTAGAGAGCACGGAGAAGTTAAACCAGTTATAAAACATCCTCCGAAATGGGCAGGCTTACCCGGACAGCGGCCAGATGAAAGTAATGTTGAATGGGTAGAGCGCAAGAGGAAAGAAGCGAAAGAAATTTACAAGCAAGGTATGGAACGAATACAAAGAGAAAAGGAGTTGAAAGCATGACAGGAACACCGGAGCAGATCACAGCAAAGAAAGCCGCCCGGATTCGCTCAAACGTCCGGCAGTTTTTCCGGTATTATCGGGATCAACTGGAAACAACGGAATCGGAACGGCTGAAAGAATTTAACCGGGCAGAACTCCAAGCACTGGAGACGGTGCAAGCGGAAACGCTCCAAGCACTGGACAGCATGACGGATCCGGAGTTATTGTCCAGCAAATCCGCATACGGTGACAGGGCGTTAATTGACCGGATCACAGCGAGAGCGGAACGGATCAGAAGAACAGAAAGAGCAACAGCATAAACAGGAATTAAGCAGGTGTAACAGCCTGCTTTTCTTGATCTATTTTCACTGTGATATTTTAACGTGCTAAATTTTGTAGACAAATTGTAGACATTTTGTAGACGCAGATTAAATAAAAGGAGATTAGATAAAATAAAGGTTAGATAAAATAAAAGTAAATAAGAGCAGAAAGACAATGATATACTAAGTATATATAAATTCTAGAGCCGACCGGCTGCCACCATGTACCCATCTGCAAAAATTACCTGTCTGTCTGTTAAATAATCCCATTTGTCAAATTTAACCGGATGATATTTTTTAATCGCATGATTTTTATATGCTCAGGATCACCGGAAGACATACCACAGTAACAAATTGTCAAATGCGTAAAAGGTTGTTGTGGATTTATAAATAGCACTTATGGTATGATAAAAGCAGTTAGGGAGCCGACGTTAACACGGTGCGAGTGACAGCGGAGCAAATCCAACCCCCTCTGGATACGCAGCCGCCCAGATTGTAACCAAGACCACCGGAGCCGGCAGACCGGAAACGATTAGAAGTCACTAGCTGATCACTTTTGTAAATTTATGTTTTTTACCTAATCTGTGGAGGAGATAAAAAAACATGGGTCTATTAAGTGAGGATTAGTGATTTTTTTATTGCAGATTTTCAGGAGGTGTAGAGCGGTGCAGGACGTCAGAGAGATTCCAAACATTGACGAGATAAAAAAAAATATCCGTAAATACTTTGACGATTATTGTGCGGCTTATGGCATCGATGACATGAGATCACAACGGCAACCGGTTTTTAATGGAGCCATGCAATATATATATAATAATTATATAAGACCTAGCAATGTATTAAAAGATATACCCCAAAACGTAGTGGATAATAGTATCAACCAAATGCTAACTAACTACAATGCGTACAACATAGATCTGTTGTATGAGGTTTATTTATATCTTAGGGAGTTAGCTAATGCTTATGATATGACTGCTACAGCTGATACATTTAAGATATTAACAGGGATATCTAAACAGGCTTTAAGTACCTGGAGGACTAAATCAAGTACATCGAGCATGGACGAGGTCAGAAAAGCTTTTGTAAATTGGTTAGATGATGCAGATTGTGATCAGCTTGTTGCTTTTAATCTGCGGAATGCGCTGGGAGCAACGGAACGATTAAACAACGACCACGGGCGGAAACAGACCACACAGCAAGAGATTGTACACAAGATAACCAGGACAGCCGACCAACTTCCACGATTAGACACAAATTTTGGACAAAATACATCAATGTTGACCGATTCCGGAGCGTATGACGATAGCAACGTAGATGCGAATAAGTAGCAACAACAGCGGAAACGTGCGGAAATATGGGATAGTTAAAGACGTGTCAATAAAGATTGCGTGAAAGATTAGTTTAACGCATAGTTGAAAAGAAACATAGCACACAGGGGGAGGGGGTCTGGCAGGACCAGCGAACAGCCCCTACTTAGTCCCTCAAATTTCCTCAAAAATAAAAAAGACCCTTAGGAGGTGTACCACATGATTTTCATTTACATAGTTTTAGCATGGATACTGTTTCAATTACATGCTCCTGCATGGGTGTATATCCTGTTCATCATCGGAGTATTTTTAAGAGCGGTAGTCACTGGTAGAGATTAAGTGTATGCAGATATTTGGGAAAGAGATAAAAGACGAATGTTCAAAATGCGGTGAAGTCCTGCAATGTGAGTTGTTTCTGCAAGGTCACGGAATCAAGAGAGACCGTGAGAACGTTACAGAAATGGTTAGCTGTCAGATGAAGCACCAAAAGAGCAGACTTGATAAAGAGCCTAAAGAAGATTTGCCAGTTAAGGAGAAATGTGAATTGCCACCGGAGATTAAAGAGATCTACACAGAGGTTTGGAAAATACATAAAGAGTGTGCTAATCCGAAAACGGATGATGACTGGTCGTATCTTATCCGGCAGGGCAATTTGCTGATTAAAATACATAACAATAGCCAGTTTGCTAAAGCACTGGTAATGGCAATGATCGATGAAATTGAAGGAAGGACGAAGAAAAAATGCTTGGATTCATGATTTTAAAAATAATGACAACGTTGGTATTGACAGTTTTAGCAATATCTGCTTTATGGTATGCTCCAAAACAGAAAACAGCATCAGACGGAGTTATTTTATTTGAGTTAGCAATGTTCCTTGCATTTGGAATAACTTTCGCGTGGGTATAGCCTATGTGGTTACCGGAGATTATGCGAATTATCCCATATCACAATTTTGAATGGGTTAAATTCATAAAGCCATTGTTATTGCCGAATATCCGGTGTTGTGTTGGCATTGGATATGTGGCAGAGAAATCAAGGCATCAAGAGTGTATGTAGCCTGTGTGTGGGAAACGAAAAATGGAATAATGCGTTTGACAACACAAAGTTTTTCAAAGTACCGTACACAGGCGTGACAATTTTTTTTAGATAAAGATAGGGTGTTTCACAAAAATAATCCGGGAGCAGATGGTCTCTCTCCCGGAGTTTAGGGCTATCGCCAAGCGGTAAGGCACAGCACTTTGACTGCTGCATTCCCAGGTCCGAATCCTGGTAGTCCTGTTTCGCAGATGTTTTCTTCTTTCGGTCTTTGCCATCTGCGAATTGTCTTCCATACTTTTCCATTGGAGACACTCCTTTCCCCTCATAGCGGAATGCTGTTAAGAGCCGTCGCAAGGCTCGTGAGGGTTTTCCACGTAACCGCTTGAAGCATTGCAACCATATAGCGGTGAAAAACTTTATCTGCGTCGATAAGACGATACCGTGATTGCAATAATCGGTAGGTAGCAGATAGGTGTGCCAGAAGTTTAGTCGTGGTTATACGGCACAGGTTTTGGGGAAATGCGCATAGTGGCGATTGCAGCGGTCTGTAAAACCGTGACATTAGAAACATCGAAGGTTCGACTCCTTCTTTCCCCACGATGTCGGATCGCAACCGGCTAGCAGGTAACTGGCGGATGCCCTGCGAAAATAAAAATAGCCATAAGTGTTGCGCTGTGTCAGCGCCTTAAATGTAGGCATACAGCTTATGGAAACGCACATTGGGATGTAGCGCAAATGGAAAGAGCAGTGTCCTTCTAAGGCATAGGCTGTGGGTTCAAGTCCCATCATCCCAACTTTATCTTTATCTCCACTTAGTCTGGCACTACTGCAATAGTTCAGGTCGATGGGAGATGTATGGATAGTAGTTGCTCATTATCGGTCAACGAAAAACACTTCTGCGAGTAGAATTTGCAGATTCAAAAGTAGTCGTACATTGTTTGCGTCGGGTGGGTTCAACTCCCACGGCAACTATTCCCTAGCTAAAACGTAAGCCACATATGTTTAGCGAAAAACCAAGCCTATGAAGTAGAGAACAGACAAGACTGTGAGATTGTGGATAGTCAGTGACAAGTAGGCGGTGCGCATTTGGTTATGGCTTGCGCAAGCCATAAAAGGTTTTACGGTGCGATTTCCATGCATAGCTTCAGTGGAAGAGCGGCATCCGCATAGGATGTGTGTCGGCGGTTCGATTCCGTCTGCATGGGTTACGGAGGATATGAGGATGAATGGATTGAAAGATTATCAACCACAAACAGAAGCATTACAAAATTTTGAAATAGATGTTTCCAAAGAAGCGGTATATAAGTACGCTTTGGAAAAATTTGGAAGGATACCGCAAAATTTTATTGAAAGAGATTTCGCAAGAAACTGTAAAGTGATGGAAGAAAGCAGAAAGGCATTTGATAAATGAAAAAGTCACGTTCTAAAATCATTATCAAGACAAGAAAAGGTGGATACACCAAGATATACGCAAACGGCAAGTGGCAGAAGAAAGTATACAACATAAATTTCCATGCGGACTGCATCGGGAATTTTATAAATACGATATGCACTTTTGATAAATACAAAGCGGACAAGAACGGTTCTGTTTTGTATGACAAGGAAACGTTGGAAACAATGGTAGAGCATTGTGAAGCGAGGTTTTAATCATGTGTGAATTTTGCAAAGATATAGCAATGAATAATGATGAATATATGAAAAAAAGATACACTGGCGGAGATTTTATTTGCAAAGATGAAAATGGATTTGGAGTGTTGATCGACACAGGAGACAGTGGTTGCCTTGGATATATAAAAATCAATTATTGTCCGATGTGTGGTAGAAAGTTGGTGTAAGAATGAGCATGACAGCAGTAATTGAAAATATAGAACGTGATGTGTTTCGACAGGTCACACCTAAAAACATCGGGAATATTGAAAATATAAAAATTGAATGTACAACACTCGGAGAAGACCCGATTGTTGTGGCAGATACAAAGGAAGACGAGGAAACTTTGAAAAAATGTTTTTATGTAAAACTGTCCGAACATCGTTGTAGCAAATGCAACCGACTTTTAGGCAAATTCAACGGACAGGCTGAAATCAAATGCCCAAAATGTGGGGAAATCAATAGAATTGGGGTGAATCTTGAATGAAAATTATAAAACGACACAAATTAGTAGCACCGACCAAAAGATTAACCTGCGATAAATGCGGTTCGATATTTGAGTTCGAGAAAAGAGAATGCAATGCAACTGACATAATGGGTGTAATGCATGATGGTCTTGGCGGTTACAATATCAAGTGCCCTGTATGTGGGAAACGGTTTTATTTTGATTGGAAGTAAATTGAATATTTAGAGCACCAGTCGTAGATTGCCTACGCAGAGAGCCAAATTTCCAAAATTTTGGGGAAGGAGGCTCTTTTTTATTGGCAAGTCAGAGCCTTATATCGGCAGTAAACAGCTATGACAATTACATACAGCGAAAGGGGATTGATGAACAGGTCATTGATGCGTATATAGAAGCCTGCAGAGTGGCTATAAATGGCGAAAAGGATATAACTTATGGCTTACAGATAACAAACCGTTCTAAAGGCATTGTAGAGCGTTTTTGCATGGAAAGGACAGGAGGTAGAATACTTGACCTTGAAAAATACAGCCAACAACATGAAGAAAAATACAGCCTTGTTGATGACTATTACAAAACTCTTCTGATTGAAGCACATTACCGATTTGAAAGCTTCATGCTATACATGGAAAAGAACAGACCGGTAGAAGAGAGATTTTATCAGCCGAGAATAAATCCATTACGGCAGGTAGCACAGCTTATTCAAGATTTGTACGATGATGTGCTTGATGAAGGAATGGTGTTTTGTCCCGGACGAATCGGTAAGACACAAATAGTAAAAATGGGTAATCTGTGGTTCGGCTCTAACAGACCGGAACGGTCTAATCTGTATTCGGCATATTCGGACAAAATTACTGGTGGTTACTATGACGGCATCATAGAAATGATTACAGACCCGACATACACATATGCTGAAATATATCCAAACATAGTTGAGAAAAAGTTAGTCACTGATGGAAAAGATTTGACAGTAGACCTTATCCGTAAAAAGACATACCCAACATTTACCATGCGAAGCATTTACGGAACATTGAATGGTGCTTGTGACTGTGACGGGCTTGGAGTTTATGATGACTTATTCAGCGGTATTGATGAAGCATTGAGTGAAGATAGGCAAAATACTGTATGGGGAAAATTCGACAACAACTTTATGCCGAGAATTAAGCCTGGAAAGGCTAAATTGTTGGGGATAGGAACACGTTGGGCGAAAAAGGACGTTCAAGGTAGACGGTTAGACCTATTACAAAATGATCCTGAATACAAAGGCATACGGCACAGAGAGGTTATTATTCCTGCACTAAATGAAAACGGAGATAGCAATTTTGATTATCCGTATCATTTGGGATATACAACTCTTGATTACAAAAGACGTATGGCATCTTTTGAGAACAATGACGATATGGCATCATGGTTTGCACAGTATCAACAGGAGCCTATTGAAAGAAAAGGTCAGATGTTCAATGTCGATATGATGAATTTCTTTAATCCGGCAGAACTTGAAGGAATAAGACCTGATAGGATATTTGCAGCTAATGACCCTGCTTATGGTGGCGGTGATTTTGTATCAATGCCTATCTGCTATGAGATTGACGGAGAACATTATATCACTGATGTTGTCTACAATGACGGTGATAAGGAAATTACCATACCGGAAGTTACTTCACGAATGGAAAGACATTTAGATAAATTTAATAATAAGACAGCAGAAGTCCATTTTGAGGAAACAAAGACAACATCAGCATACCGTACAGATTGTGAAAAGATATGGGAAAAAGACGGATATCCTATTAACACAAGTCATGATCCGGCAGACAATCAGACTGCAAAAATGGATAGAATCAAAAATCATGCTCCAGACATACGAAAACTTCATTTTGTGGACATGAAATATCAAACAAAAGAGTACAGAAAGTATTTTCAAAATATTTTGTCTGCTACTTTTGAAGGGAAAATGAAGCATGATGACGGGATAGATTCTACGGCACAACTATGTGACATGATTTACGGAAATAAAAGAATGGCAAGAGCAGAAGCAATTCAAAACCCATTCTCTTTCGGACGGAGGTATTGATTATGGTGACTAAAGATGTTTTGTCTCAATACATAGATTTACAGGAAGAAATCAAAGAAGTACAGCAGAAGATTAAAAAACTTGAATCGGATATCAGAAAAATTGAATCGGATGGGAATGTTGTTGACAGCGTATCAGGTGGATGCGGCGGCACTGAACATTTTCGTATTGAAGGATTCCCTTATCCAGAGTACAGCAGAAAACGGACACTGCTTTATTCCAGAAAGGCTACTTTACAGCTTTTAGAGGACGATTTACTGCAAAAAAATAATGAAGTCGAAAAATTTATTGCAAGCGTTCAGGACAGCCGTATAAGACGGATCATCAATTTACGTTTTGTTGAAAAATTATCATGGAACAAGGTTGCTGATAGAATCGGTGGTGGAAACACAGAGGATAGCGTAAGAAAAGCATTTGATCGTTATATGGCAAATTAAAATAATACGGAGGTATAAAAATGGCAAAATATAGAAAGATACCTATTATTGTTGAAGCTATTAGATGGAATGGCATTAACTTAGATGAAATAAAAGCATTTGTTGGGAAATCACTTATATATGAAATTATCGATGATGCTTGGAGAGCAGGAAAAACTTCACCTCATGTAATCATGAAAATAAAAACTTTAGAGGGATATATGAACGTATCTATAAATGATTTTATAATAAAAGGAGTAAATGGAGAATTTTACCCTTGCAAGCCTGACATTTTTGAAAAAACATACGAAATAGTATAGTTCCATATAAACTTGTCCGATATGTCCGATTTTTCCGTGATACTATTAAGATGCAGAAAGATTCCAAGATATTTTTCATTTCCTCCTCAGATCATGTGAAGACTACAGAAGTACCGCTCTTATCAGCAAGGGCGGTATTTTTGTGCGCAGAAAAGAGGTATTTATGATTTTTAATCAAAAAATTAGAGTGTACTGTCCGGGATGCGGACGGTTGGTCGGTGAATGCAGTTCAAAATCACACATCGACAAGACATATAAGTGCCGGAATTGCGATAAGATGGTTGTTTACCATACGGAGACCGGAGAACGTGAGATCAAGAAACTTCCAAAAAGAGACCAAAGCAGCGGAATGACATTTATGTAGGTGAAAATATGAACACTATGAAATTTCAAGACCTTGTAAAGGGTTGTCACGGTAGAAAAATTGCATATACGGATGTGGAGCAGATAACCGAAGACAACATTGTAAAGGTTATCGGTGATTGCATCGGTGTTTTTTATTACAATAAGCCAGTTATCAAGTACTTGTGGGAGTACTACAAAGGAGATCAACCGGTACTATACAGAACAAAGCTGTCAAATGAGGATATCACCAATCGAGTAGTAGAGAACCATTCTTTTGAATGGGTGCAATTCAAGGTCGCTCAGACTTACGGAGAGCCTATTCAGTTTGTCAGCAGAAAAGATGATGAAGCTGTAAATAAGGCAGTAGATGAACTGAATGATTACTTAGCAGATGCAAATAAGCATGAGAAAGACATAAAAGCTGGTGAGTGGCAGTCGGCAACCGGAACATCATTCAAAGCTATTCAGATTGTGAATGGAGATGTGCCTATCCGTGTGGTTGCACCTAATCCTCTGAACACGTTTGTCATTTACAACCGCAGTTCTGAAGAACCGATTTTGGCGGTACAGGAATTAAAAGATGAAAACGGCGAGTGGTACAAACTATGCTACACGGAATCCTATGAATGTAAGATAAAAAACAGTGCGGTTGTTCCTGATACATGGAAACTTCACGGATTTGGTGGTATTCCGATTGTAGAATTTCCGAACAACCATGAGCGGTTGTCTGATATTGAACTTGTTATAGATCTGTTGGATGCAATCAATAATACACAGTCAAACAGAATGGATGGTATAGAGCAGTTTATCCAGGCATGGTACAAATTTGTAAACTGCGAGATTGACGAAGAAGAGTTCAAAAAAATGAAGATGAACCATGCGTTGGTTGTAAAGTCCATCAATAAAGACAATAAGTCCGATGTAGACGTTATGTCGCAAGAACTTGACCAGACACAAACACAGGTTTCCAAGGATGATTTAACAGACAGCGCACTTTCAATTTTGGGAATACCGAACAAGCAAGGAAACACTGGCGGTGATACGCAGGGTGCGGTTGAGCTGAGAAACGGATGGGATTTTTCAAAATCAAGAGCAAGGCTTAAGGATCCGGTTGTTAAGACAGCAGAGAAGAGACTGGCCAAGGTTGCGCTGAATGTTATCCGCATTAAGAAAGAGGATCTGAAAATCACTCTTAGAGATTTTGATGTGCAGATTAACCACAGTCCACAAGATAATATGTATACCAAGTCGCAGACATTACTGCAACTTCTGCAGTGTGGTATTCATCCGCTTATTGCAATCAAAACGGTTGGACTTTGGGGAGATTGCGAAAAGACTTTCAACCTTTCCAAACCTTACCTTGATGCTCTGTGGAAAACTGCTGACATTATCAATATAGAAGAGCAGATGGCGAAAGCACAAGAAATTGTAAAACAAATGCAAAATAAGACAGTTGCCTAGAAATAGGTAGCTGTTTTTATTTTATAAAATTTGCAGCTATGCGGTAAATAGCAGAGACTCAGCAGGAGCGACCTGCGGTAACAAAAGCGTGAGTTTAACGGAGGTAATTTATGACACGAGAAGACGTATTAAAACTTTTTCCCGAAGCTACGGACGAACAGATTACAAATCTTTTGAATCAGAACAATTCGGAAGTTGCAAGAGAAAAAACAAAGGCAGGACAATACAAGGCTAAGGCTGATAGTGCAGATGAGTTACAGAAAAAGCTTGATGAACTTGAAGCCGGAAATCTTTCTGAAATTGAAAAAGCTAATAAAGCTTTGGAAACTGCAAATGCAAAAATCGCAGAACTTGAAAAGACACAGGCTATTGCGGATCAGAGAAGCAATGCGGCATCCAAGTTTAACATTTCTGCTGAACAGGCATCACAGGTTATCAAGGATGACGGCAGTTTTGACTACGAAGTACTCGGAAAAATTATCTCTGATAAAGAGACTGCTGCGGCACAGGCTAAAGAGCAGGAAATCGCAAACGGAACCACAAATCCGGGCGGTGGTAGTTCTGGCGGTGGTAATGGAACTGAAAGTAAAGGTGCTGAAATGGCAAAGAAATATAATCAGCGCTATGTAATCGAACAGTAAGCAAGGAGGTATAAACGTTATGGCTTACATGAAAACCACTACTTACACTTCTGGTGTAAATATTTTAGCAAGTGAAGTCGGACTTGTGTTAAAAACTTTTGAGGGAACACAAGCAATGGCAACACAGGTAGATGATAAGAAGATCATCAAGGCAGGAACTGTGGTTCCAACAAATAACGCTTCTGCGAAGGGAATTGTGTTTGAGGATGTTGATATTACAGATGACGAAAAGAAGCCTATTTCTGTAATTATTGCAGGCCGTGTTATTAAGGAAAATTTGCCTGTTGCAGTAGATACCAATGCCGAAACCGCACTTAAAGCAAGCGGCATTTACTTTGATTAAATTACGGAGGTAAGAACAGTATGCCTAGTGTATTAACAATGATTACAGATAAGGATAGACTGGACTTTTCACAGAACTATTCTATAGCAAGAAATTATGTAGGTGATCGACTTTTCCCTGATATCAAGACCGAGAACCTTGAAGCAGAGTACGAAAGACTTTCCGAGGGAATGGATCTTCCTACCGCAGCAATGGTACACGCATTTGATACCGAGGCTGCTATTGGTGTAAGACCTGGATTCGAAAAAGTAAGCGTAGAAAAGCTGCTGATCAAGGAAAAAATCAACCAGTCTGAAAGATTACGCCAGTTGCTGAATCATGGCGTAAGAGAAAGCAACCTGATTGACTATGTATATGACGATATGGGTCGGCTTTCTGATTCTGTTAAGACAAGAACTGAAATCGCAAAAATGGAGGTTATGTCTACTGGTAAGATGACTATTAACGAAAATGGTCTCAATTTTGCTATTGACTTCAAAGTAAATAAGTTCAAGGCACTGAAAGGCTGGGAAGATCCTACCCATGATATCCTTGGAGATATTGCAGACATGGTTCAGATGGCTCTTGACAAAGGATATGTTGTCAATACTGCACTGACTTCTACCAAAATGCGCTCTTATATGCTTAAGAATGAAGGAATCATGAAAGCTATTAAGGGAGTTAATTTCGTTGGAATGGCAATTACTCCGGCAGAAGTGGCAAATCTGTTACTTAGCCTGTATGGTCTGAATATGGTAATTGATGATGATATGTACGGAATTGCCAACAAGGAAAATACAACGAGAACTCCCAAGAGATTTTTACCGGATAATGTATTTACTCTTTATGTATCTACTGGAAACGGAAAGATTGGTACTGGACTTTGGGGCGTAACTCCGGAAGAAGAAAAGGCAAGTGCATTTACAAGCCTGTCCCAAAAGCAATTCATTACTATTTCCCAGTGGGCAACTCCTGATCCGGTTGCTGAGTGGACTAAGGCTAGTGGCGTGTTTATCCCTGTAATTCCTAACCCTTATGGAATCGTAATCGGTACTTTAACCGAAGGAGAAAGCGGTTTGGATACATTGGTAGTGAACAGCACTGCAAGCCAAACAACTAATGGATACACGAAAGTAAGCGTTTCCCCTGCAAAAAGCGGTGACAATTCTTACAAATACAAGGTAGCAGATGATTGTAAATTACCTTCTTATCTTGGAAATGTAAAGACGTATGCTACTTGGGACGGCATTTCTGAAATTGAAGCAATAACCGGCAAGGAAATTATGATTATCGAGTGTGATCCTAATTACAGAGCAGTAAAAGCAGGTATTACTACGGTAACTGCAAAGGATGAATAAGAGGTAACACATGGCAGAATATACGACTTTGGAGCAAGTAAAAATCCGTCTGAAACAATTTCATATTGATTCTAAAAGTGATTCTGAAAGCTCCGAGGTCGTGTTTGACCATTTGGAAGAAAATCCTCTTTTGGAACAACTTATCAGTCAAGCAGAAGCAGACATCAGAGCAAAGAGAATGTACCCGGAAAGTTACACGGAAGAGAAGATTGCTGCGGATATGAAAAAATTTCAGTCCGTTGTGGTTAATCTTGTCGTGTATGACAGATCGCAAGCCGGTGAAAACTTCATGGCAAGCTATTCAGAAAATGGTGTGTCGAGAACATGGAGAGACCGGGAAGAACTGTTTGTGGGTGTTTTCCCATTTGCAAAAGTTTTATAACCCCATCGAAATCGAGGGGTTTAGAAGATTGTGCGTGACCATGTTACGGATTCCGGTAATAAGGTTGCAGGCGGCACACTTTAAGGGTGGTGGGCGGTGTGCCAACAAATAAACAGTTAGGAGATATGAAGTGAAAGAATTTTTATTACAGACGTATACGATTGTTCTGCCTATTTTATTAGGCTACATCGTCTGGCTCCTAAAGCAGCAAAAGAAAGATAGGGATGCGAACAGCAAGGGAACAATGCTTCTTTTGCGTGTGCAACTTATTGAGTATCACGATAAGTACATGAAGTTAGGAGAAATTCCAAGCTATGCGTATGAAAACTTTGTTGAGATGTACAATGCTTATCATGCGCTTGGTGGAAATGGAATGGCAACTAAAATGTATGAAGAAATCAAAGAAATAAGATTGAAGAACGGAGGTAAGGAATGATGGATTTTTCCCAGGTAGGAACTTGTGTTGCAATCGTGGTTATCTGCTATCTTGCCGGTATTGGAGCGAAGCTGATTCCGGTTATTAAGGATAACTACATCCCGGTTGTTGTTGGCATTGTAGGTGGCATTCTCGGAGTAGTAGGAATGTATGTTATTCCGGATTTCCCGGCAAATGATGTGCTGAATGCGATTGCGGTCGGAATTGTTTCCGGTTTGGCAAGCACTGGTGTAAATCAGATTTACAAGCAGGTGAAGAAAAATGCTTGACATTAACAAGCAGGAAATGAAGTACTCACGGCAGGGAGAAAAAGTCACGATTTATGACCGGGACGAAAACGGAGCAATAAAGTACATCGAGATGGACGGAGAAAGGATTCCAGTGGTTTTGAGAGAAACTACTGGATATTCTGAACCCGTCCTTTTTTCTGCCAACATCAGTAATAAGCTGTCGGAAGTACTGGTAAAAGAATTTGGTATTGATGATTCCAGTTCGTATTGTCAGATTGTGACCGACAAAGGCTATTTGCCGATTAAGGCAGGGGACGTTATCTGGAAGAAGTCAGAAGTAGGCCGTGACGATGACGGACTTGTGGACAGCAAGACTGCGGACTATGTTGTCAAAGGCGTTGCAGACGAGGGACTGACAGCAGATTTGTTTTTGTTGCAAAAGACGGTGAAGTGATATGGAAAAGACAATCAATATCAACCTGTTTGACCAAAAGTCCATACAAGCGGCTGTAAAGGCTCTTAGAGACTATGAAAATAGCTTAGAGTATAAATGTAGGCTACTGGCTGAAACACTGGCAGAAAAGGGCGTAGAGATTGCTAGGGTCCAAATTGCTGACCTTGATGCTATATTTACATCGGAACTTTTGCAAAGCATTCATGCGGAATACGTTGGCTCTGTAAAGGGTGGCGGTGTTTGGGCGGTGGTTGCCGGTACAGACCATGCGGCTTTCGTAGAGTTTGGTACTCTTGGTAGCATGGGTGGAAAGAAAGAATATCCATATCCTTTGCCGGAAGGTGTTCAATGGAATTACGGCAGTGGTTCACACATCATGCAATTAAAATCCGGTCAATACGGATGGTTTTACAAAGGCAAAGACGGGAAAGTTTATTGGTGCGAAGGTATGGACAGCAGACCATTTATGTATAACACATCTATGGAATTGTTAAGTGTTGTAAAAACAGAAGCAGAAAAGATTTTTAATGAGAAGTAGGCTCATGTCGTGAGACAGCAATAAGTCCTGCTTTTTTCTTTTTATAGAAAAAAGGAGAGATTTATGAACTATTATATCGGTCAGCGTTTTGGAAAAGTAGTAATCATTGGAGAAGAAAAATACGAAAAAAACAGGAAATATGTAAAAGTAAAGTGCGATTGTGGGAAAACAAAATATGTAAGAACCGATCAACTTAAAAAAGCAAAATCCTGCGGATGCTTAAATAAAAATTCATATGGAATGCATTCAAAAGATTATGAAAAGCTATACGGAGTTTGGAGCAATATGCGAAAAAGATGCTATGACCCCAAATCTGAAAGATATTATTCATACGGAGAAAAAGGTATTTGCATATGCGAAAAATGGAAGAATGATTTTCATTCTTTTGCTGACTGGTGTTTGGAAAATGGATGGAATCCAAAACTATCTATTGAAAGAATAGATGTCCATAAAAATTATTGCCCTGAAAACTGTACCTTTATAACCATGAAAGAACAAGCAAGAAACAAGACAAGTAATGTTTTGATTACAAAAAATGGAGAAACAAGATGCGCAACAGAGTGGGGAGAACTGCTAGGGATAAACCCAAAATCCATTATGGCTAGAATTTACAGAGGGTATAATGATCCTAATGTGATTCTGTTTCAAGGAGATCTTCGAGAATTAAGGAGGTCATCAAATGGAAAATAATGAATATCAGTGGGTATCAGATTTCAAAGTCAAGATTGCATCATACTTAAAAATGAAGATACCACAGAGCCATCCTAAAGCTTATGTGACGGACAAAAGTAAGGATTTGTCAGACCCTACATTCCCTACGGTGTACTTTCATGCTATGCCGTTCACAGAGACAGGACAAGACCTTGAAGCACGTTCTGTTAATGGAATCACAGCATCATACCAGGTGGATGTGATAACCAACAAAAGTCAGGAAGAAGCCGAAGCTATCATGGCTACGGTTGCCGGACTTTTCAAACGTCTGCGATTTCAGATAATTTCCATGCCGGAGTTCAATAATACTTCGCAGGACACATACAGAAGCACTGCACGGTTCAGAAGAAGCGTAGATGCTGATGATATATTGTAACTATTGACAGAGCCTTAAGGCTCTATTTTTTATGCAAAATTGGAGGTAAATATGGCTACTGGTTTAAAATCAAGAATTGCCTATAAAGAGCCTAGTTCTAGTGCCGCTACTGGTGAGTACTGGGCAGGAACGTACAAATTGCTTATGAGAGCAAAAAGTATTCCTTCACCGTTCGGAAGTCAGAACATGGTGGATACTTCTACACTGGAAGATTTGGTAGAGACGCAGGAAATGGGTCGTAGAGCCGCTAACAGTATGGAAGTGCAAGGAGCATTTGAGAAAAAGTACAAGGATGAAATGGTGACGAACGAGGGAAAGAAACTTGATTTTATCATTCTGTATGGAACTGACGGAAAAGGCTCAGAGGGTATTTGTGCATTTATCGGTCAGGAAAGTTTTGCACCGGACGAAGCAACAGACGATCATCTGACTGGAACTGCTACGATTGCACAGGCTACTGTACCGAAGTGGATTGAAGATAATTACACTGTTGCAGTAACCGAAGACGAAAACGGTTATCCAACAGCAATTACACTGACAAAAAAATAGAAAGTCAGTCAGAAACAAATAACACTGCCGTGGCTGACAATTATGAAACGGTAGGCGAAACATTGATTTAGCAAAAAGAGAGCCGTCTTCGGGCGGCTCCTTTCCAACAAAATGTTGGGGAAAGGATATGTTTTTATGAAGAAGATTTTAGTTAATGATGTTGAATATACTTTAGAGTTTGGATTCGGTGCTGTGGAGTGCAAGGATTTGATTCAAAAGATGTTTCTTATGCTTTCCGGTGGCTATGTAGCTAAAAAAGCAAAAAATGTACAGAATCCCACACCAGAAGAAATTGTAGATGGTAGCGGATATATGCTTGCAGAATTTCCTCATGTATGCAAAACGGCTTTTTATGCTGGTCTTATCGAAAACCATGAAGATATTAAACCGGATGAATCCAATGCTTTAATGAAAGAATACATGAAAGCAAACGGTCTGTCTTTTGTAAAGCTGTATGGAGAACTGACAGACTGTATGGAAGAAGACGGTTTTTTCGAACTGTCGGGTCTGACGGAAATGATGACGCAGACCAAGGAAGAGATGGAGAAAGAGGACAACAAGGTAACGAAGATGCCGCAGGATCACAAGAAGAAATCGACTGGCACAAAATAATATGGGAAGAATATTTTCCATTTGCTTTTTCCATGGGAATTTCGATAGAAGAGTTCAAACATCTGAATCCTAAGAAATTAGAGTGGTGCTACAAAGGATATAAACTCAAAAAAGAGGAAGAAGATAGGAATTCATGGCAACGGTGGGGAGATTATGGAATATCTGCATTAATCTTTGCAATAGACCATTGCTTAAATGGAGACAAAGCAAGAACTACTTATGTTGAAAAGCCTATTTCAGAAAAGATAGCACATGATAATGAGCCTAAATATAAGGAATCCAACGAAGAAATTGCAATATGGGAAATGAAACAGAGAATCAAAGCATTAAGAGAACAAGGATTACCGGAAAGTCCGGATTAAGGAGAAAATATGAAACAAGCATTGTATAAAGGACCTGACATTTCCAAACATAACGGGAATGTAAACATTAAAAGAGTGAGAGATGCAGGATACAAGCGTATCGGTATCCGTGCTGGATACGGGAAAAATAATGTCGATGAGAAATATGTGAGTAATGCATTAGCCAGCTTCAATCTGGCTGTGCAAGTGATGCTATACTGGTTTTCTTATGCTTACACGGTAGCAATGGCAGTGGCAGAAGCAGAGTTTTGCATCACTCAGGCTAAAAAGTACTGGACTAAGTGCCCAATTGCGTTTGACTTTGAGTATGACTCCGTGAATTATGCCCGAAAAAAGGGAGTGAATGTCACCAAGCAGCTGGCTACGGATATGGCAATTGCATTTTTGCAAAAGGTCAAAGAAGCCGGTTATCTTCCAGTTATCTATACCAACAAAGATTACCTTAATAGATACTTTGATATGAACCGGATTGTAGCAGCACTGGGAAAGGTATACGTATGGTATGCACGTTATACATCCAGCTTGTCAACGTCAGAGATTAACCTTGCGGATATTTGGCAGTATACATCCTCCGGATTTGTCCCCGGAATCAGCGGAAAGTGCGATATCAACATTTTTTATACCGACTTTGAAATGGTATCTTCTGTTCCGGCGCAGAGGGAAGAAACCTGTAATATCAACATTCAGAACTTCCAGAAGGCGGCTAACGCAGACGGATACCGGGATGCATACGGTCGTAAACTCACAGTCGATGGTAAGGACGGAAAGAACACACAGTATGTCCGTAAGAAGATCTGCTTGCAGGCGAAGAGATACGGACTGACCTATAAGGTTGGCTCCACAGGAGCGGTAGTTAAGTGGTGGCAGACACGTTGCAATGAGATTTTGGGGCATGATCAGGACGAAGACGGCAAGTATGGAAAAACTGCGAGAAAAGAGACCATTGCAGTGCAGGACAAGTTGAACCTGACAAAAGATGGAAAAGTAGGATACAACAGTATCCAGGCAGCATTCTATAATTGATTTTTTTAGGAGCGGTAGGTGTCACAGCTTGCCGCTCTTTTCTTGGAAGTGGCAGACACTTCCTTTTTTTATTTCGGTAAAGGCGGTGCGGTATGGATATTGATTCTTTACAGATTAAAATAAAAGCGGATGCGAATAACGCAAGTAACGCACTAAATAAGTTAGCAAACAGCCTTACGAATTTTCAGAGAAGCTTGTCCATTGATACATCCAAACTGACAAGCATTTCTAATAGCATACAGAGTATCGCAAATGCCGCCAGTTCCATGAATGCGAGCGGTATTAAGAACATATCCACATTGACAAATTCCATTAACAGAATGGGGAAAATAGATACAAGCGGATTAAGCAGGATTTCTTCTGCACTGAAGACTTTTTCTGCTGACATGGCAGGAACTAAAGTAGATGGAGTAGGGGATATTGCGAGCATAGCATCTTCGATTTCAAGACTTGGAGGTGTGGCATCCGGCAGAGCAATCACGAACATTCCTTTGCTGGCAAAGAATTTGAAGCAGTTATTTACAACTCTTTCAACCGCTCCGAATGTCAGTGAGAACATTATCCGCATGACAAATGCGCTGGCAGGACTGGCATCTACTGGTGCGGCATCCGGAAGAGCGGCAAACTCTTTAGGACGTAATCTGAACACCTATACGGTAAGCGCAAGAAGAGCCACGAAAAGCACATTTAGCCTTGCTGCGGCTTTCGGCAGATTCTACGCAACATATTTCCTTGTGATCCGTGGAATTAAAAGTCTGTGGAAGTCCATAGAGGGAACTACGGACTATATCGAAGCATTCAACTACTACACGGTAGCATTCAATAAAGTCGGCAAGGAATGGGGCAAGGATTTTGAACAATTCGGTTACGACAATGCAGAAGATTATGCGCAGAGTTTCGGAAACCGTGTAAATGAACTGCTTGGCAAAATGTCCGGTCTGAAAGTAGATGTAGACGGTGGGCTGATTTCTGAAAGCGGAATGAAGAACCTGGGACTGAATTTACAGGAGATTACGCAGTACGCTTCACAACTTGCATCTATTACCAACTCTTTAGGGCAGACCGGAGAAGTTACTACGGCAATTTCAAAGTCCATGACAATGCTTGCCGGGGACATTTCATCTCTGTTTAACGTGGATTTCAGTACAGTCGCAACAAACTTACAGTCCGGTTTGATCGGTCAGTCAAGAGCACTGTATAAGTATGGTATTGATATCACAAATGCCACACTGCAGACTTATGCTTACAAATACGGCATTGAAAAGGCTGTATCTGAAATGTCACAGGCAGAGAAACAGCAGTTGCGTCTACTGGCAATCTTAGACCAGTCCAAGGTATCATGGGGAGATTTAGCGAATACAATCAATTCTCCAAGTAACATGATTCGCCAGTTTACTAACAACGTAAAAGAAGCTGGTATGGTACTGGGTCAGTTGTTTATTCCGGTATTGCAGAAAGTACTTCCTGTTATTAACGGTGTCGTAATTGCAATTAAGAGATTGCTTGTCAGTGTGGCAAATTTACTGGGAATCAAGATTGACTTTTCGTCATTCGGTCAAGGTGTATCCGGGTACAATGAAGAGTTGGAAGACACTGCAGATGCACTGGATAAAGTTGGTACAAGCGCAAAAAATGCTCAAAGCGGAATCAGAGCATTTGATAAATTGAAAGTTATTTCAATGCCAAAATCCAGTGGTTCCGGAAGTGGTGCTGGTGGAGCAGGAATTGACCTTACCAAAGAAATCATGGATGCTACTGCAGAGTACGAAAAAGTATGGCAGGAAGCATTTGACAAGATGCAGAATACAGCTCTTGGCTGGGCTGATAAGATAGAAAAACTTCTTGAGCCTGTGAAAAAGTTATTCAAAGATTTATTCAATGGTGATTTCTTTGAAGCCGGACAAGATTTATCCGGGATTGTAACTGGAATATTTAACTGGATGTCTGATGCTATTGCATCTGTAGATTGGTATCAGATTGGGCAAAACATAGGACAGTTTCTTGCTGGTATTGACTGGACTGCTGTGTTTACATCTGCCGGAAACTTCATAGAGACTGCCATAGATGCGGCTATCGATTTGTGGAAAGGAAGTTTTGATGCTGCACCGATTGAAACCACGATTATCACAGCAATAGGTCTTTTAAAGTTTACTGGTGTTGGAGATATCATATGGGGAAAAATATCGGACAAGTTATCAGCCAAAGTACTAGGATCAAGTATAGGAATAGTTCCGACAATTGCAATAGCTGCTGTTACTTGGGAGATTGGATTTAATGTAGGAAAATCTTTAGGGAAAGCATTGTTCCCAGAAGACGCAGAGTACTACGACAATTTTACGTGGTTTGGTGAAAATGGTTTTTTTGATACATTAAAAAATACTGATTTTACCACATTAAAAACTGCGTGGGATGATTTATACAAAGATATAACAGATAATGATTTGTATAGATTCTTGACAGGAACAATGTTGCTTCCAAAACATAGCACTCTTGATGATTTTGGAGATAAAATTGATTGGCTAATTGATAAAATAAAAAATACAAAAGTAGATATGTCAGATACTTTTGGTCTGTCATCTGCACTTATCAATATAGCACCACTTGTTGGAAACTGGTTTAATGAAAATGTATCTCCTTGGTTCACAAAGGAAAAGTGGCAAGGAATGGGTCAAACTATAGAGTCATCACTTTCTGAAAAATGGACTTCTTTTACAACATGGTGGAACCAAACAGGATTTTCAAGTTGGTGGAAAAAAATTTCAGAGCAGTTTGGACTAACAAAATGGAATAAATTGCTTGAAAACATTCCAACGGCGTTTAGAACAGCATTTAAAACAGCAGCTAATGTTGCAATAGCTCCTCTGAACCTTGTAATAAGTGGAATAGAAACCATGATAAACAATGCCATAGACCTTATTAATGGTTTGATGTCTGCAGCAAGGTTAATACCTAAAATTGGTGACGCAGTTCCGAATAATATACAACACATTAGTGTTGGAAGAATACCTACATTTGAAAAAGGTGGTTACGTTCCAAGCCGATATACGATGTTCATGGCAGGAGAGAACGGTATACCGGAGATTGCCGGAACAGTAGGTGGAAAAACAGCGGTTGCCGGTGGAGTTGAAATCACTGGAATCAAAGATGCTATTAATTCCACGGCACAACAGGAAATTGCACTTCTGAAACAGAATAATCAGCTACTGCAAGGAATCCTTGAAAAAGAGTTTGGAATAACAACCGATCAAATTGGAATTGCAGCAAGACAATACGGTCAAGAGCAATTTAACCAAAAACACAAGAATGTATATGTATTTTAACACAGACAGCACTCTGGATGGGTGCTGTCTATTTTTATGCAATGAGGCGGTGAGCGTATGTCAGCATATCAAGGATGGCTTTTAAAAATTGGAGATTACGTTATTGACCAGTCAAGATTTATAGCCGCTGAAAGTTATCAGCCAGCTGTAAATATGCAGGATGTAGACCCGTGGACTGATGCAAATGGATACGTACATAGAAATGCTGTGGAGCTAAAAGCATTAAGTGTTGATTTTTCCACGCCTGCAATGCTGACGGATGACGATTTGCAAGAGTTACTGTCCGGGATACGAAGCAACTTTATTGATGCAACGGAACAGGGGTGCAATATCACGGCATACATTCCATTTTTAGGTCAATATGTCACACAATATGGCTATATGGCTGATATAAAGCCTACAATCTACGGAACTTATGACGGAGAGATTAAATACAATCAGATAGAGTTTTCATTTGTCGGAGGTGTAGCGAATGAGTAACTATACCTATGCGGATTTGTTTGATAAAAGCGCATCCAAAAAGGAAATCACAATTGAAACAGAGGACAAGTCTGTAAAAATCACCAACAGCGAAATCCATTTTGAACAGTTTGAATTAAAAGAAATACTATGTGATGATGATTACCTTACATTTGGACAGTGCAATGCATCACAGTTAAAATTCAAAATTTCCAACGTGTTCACAAGCATGATTGGGAAACAGATAAATGTTTCTGCTGTGATTAATGGACATGTTGACGCACCGTTTATTTTCGGCAAATACCGTGTCATTTCCGATAAACCAACAGATGATAAGCGTTACAGGAATGTGACGGCATATGACGTTATATACGATATTGGAGAATCAGAAGTATCTTCCTGGTATAACGGATTGAAGTTTCCTCTGACTTTAAAGCAGTTCAGAGACAGTTTTTTTTCATATTTTGGTGTTGAGCAAGTAGCAGCCACATTACCTAATGACAGCATGGAAGTGGCAGAAACCATAAACCCAAGTGAACTTTCTGGCCAGACGGTCATGGAAGCAATCTGCTCAATAAATGGATGCTTTGGTCACATTAACCATGATGGAAAATTTGAATATGTTTTCCTTAAAGCAATAATATCCGGATTATATCCACAAAAAGGATTATATCCACAGAAAGGATTATACCCTAGAAAAGGTTCTGAAAAAGAAAAGGTTACTGGTGGAAAATACAAATCAGTTAAATATGAAGATTTTGTCTGCCAAAAAGTTACAAAAGTGCAGATAAGACAATCAGAAAATGATATTGGTGCAGTTTACCCGGATACAGAGATTACCGAGAACGACAACAGTTATATTTTGCAAGATAATTTCCTTGTTTATGGAATGGGTGCAGATGCCCTAGAAACGGTTGCAAGAAATCTGTATGAGGTTATTAAAGTTGTAAAATATAGACCTTATAACTGTGAAAAAATAGGAAATCCTTGTTTGAGCCTTGGAGAAGCAGTCAATGTATATACGGCTAAAGAAATCATAGAAAGCTATGTGTTGAGCAGAACATACAAAGGAATCCAACAACCGATAGACACCATATCTGCCACCGGAAAAGCACCAAAATACAGTGAACAGGTAAATGGAATTAACAAAAGTATAATTCAACTCCGCGGCAAGACTAATGAGTTGGAGCGTAATGTTGAAGAGACCCGGTCTGAGATAAAGGATGTTGAAAGTGGACTGGATACAAAAATTACACAGACAGCCGGGAAGATTGAACTTGAAGCAAAAAGGGCAATAGATGCAGAAGTAGAATTGGCGGCGGCAATCTCAGTTCAAGCAGACCAAATCAAGTTGAAAGTATCAAAAGGCGATGTCAGTTCTCAGTTAAGTGTTGAAAGTGGACAGGTAAGTATTTCTGGAAACCGTTTTGTATTGGAAGCAGATAACTGTAGCATATCAGCAGATGGAACTATAACAGCTAAAAACGCAGTAATGACTGGTAGTTTTAAGTCTATAGGGGAAGACGGAAGTTACACAGAAGTATCATCAGGTGAAATTAAATTTTATAACGAACTATTGCAAAGCACAGGATCTATAAAAGGATTGGGACAATATCTTACTATTGATGCTTCAATGGTAAGTGTAAGCGGAATTTTAGTGGTAGGAAATGGAGCAACATATGATTCACAATATGTAAAAAACATATCAACAACTTCTCAAATATTAGGCAGTAAGACAGTACTGACAAGTGCCACATTAAGTGTCACAAAAAATTATATAAATGGAACCGTATCAGATGTATCTTTGGTAACACAAACAGCCAATGTTGCTGATTATCCTGGACATAATGTTAATTTTATTACAGGAGTTTCATCACTTGGAGGTTTGCTCACTGCAACATCTGGAATTGTCACACTTATGACGTAGGAGATTTATTATGGTAAAAAAAATATTTATTCTTCAAACGATTATTGGAAAAACAATGAAAGAAGTAATGGAAGAAAGGCAAGAAATTCAGCAATATATAGCTTTTACCATTGGAATTTCCACGTTTACGGAAATAAATGCCACATTGTTTAGCACGGAAGATGGCGATGGTTTTGAAGAGTTTATGAAGCAACTTATTGACATGTCGGATACAGTGGTTGCACAGAGCGGATATGAGGTATCTGAACTGTGCAAAAATCTGTATGCATATGCAGAAGAGCAAGGAAAAGAAATCTATGTAAGGGAGAATTGATATGGCAGCAAACTTTGAGATTAAGAAATTAAAAAGCAACCTTGTGACAGTATTAAATCAAACACCGTTGCCTATCGAGGTGAAAAGGCTTGTACTGTATGAAGTGTATTCGGAGACTAAACAGTTATCAGATATGCAGATTATGAAAGAGGAAAGCGAGGTATCTGCAGATGGCGTTGAATAAGGTTTATACCAGAATTAACTGGGAAGATTATCCAAGTGAAAACACGGATTTAGATGCATACAATCTTAATCAGATGGATTCTGCTATTGATGCGTTGGACAACCGTATCATATCACAGGATGCCTTAAAAGTAGACAAGTCTGCAATAAACGGAAATATTGCTGATTGGACTATGGATGAAACAACCGGTGTTATTACTATTACAAAGTACAATGGTGAAAAAGTAATTTTTGACCTTAATATTGAAAAAATACCTGTCGAATTTTCCATGTCTGATGACGGAATCATTACCATGACTACAGAAGATGGAACACAGTTTACAGCTGATATTGGTTCTATGATTCCGGTGTTGACATTTGAAGATTCTGCAACCATAACTGTATCCGTGACTGGTACTGGAAAGAATAAGACTTATTCTTTTTCGATAAAAACAGGATCAGTAACAGATGATATGCTTCAGCCTAATTATTTAGCAGATATTAGAGTAGAATCCGCAAATGCATCTGCTTATGCGCAATCCGCAAATGCAAAATCTGTATTGGCTGAATCTTATGCCGTAGGTGGAACCGGAACAAGAGAAGGAGAAGATACCGATAATGCAAAGTATTATATGGAACAAGCAAAACAGCAAACAGGAGGAATACCAACAAAAGTTAGCGAATTAGAAAATGATGTAGGATACATTACAAAAAAAGTTTCTGATTTGACAAATTATTATGACAAAACAAGCGTTGATAAAAAAATAGATGCAATTCCTAAAACGTATTTGACAAACTATTTGACCAAAACTGGTGACGGTAGTAATTTGACTGCGGTGTTTGAAGAAGCAACAACTTTAGATGAATTAACGACAGGAGAAAAGTTATCATCTATTTTGGGAAAAATTAAACTGTCTGTAAAAAACCTTAAATCACTTATAGGCCTTATCGGAACTACCGATATTTCGACTATTGGTGACGGTACTATCACTGGGGGATTAAGTGATGTAAATAGCAAGTTAAGTATTACAAACAATGTATTTGGAATTAATACAAGTATTGGTATTTCTGTTGTTTCTGCTAACTGTTCTGTGTGCGTAAATAATATGTATTATATTGATGCATTTGTACAATTAACGGAAACAGTACCGGAAAATGGAACATTGTTCTATGTTGTAAAAAATGATAATGTTATTACCTTTAACCGCAGATTAGATGCGATTATACTTAATACTGTTGATGGTAAAATATATCAAATTGTATTGCTAAAAGATAGTAATGTTTTCATTGCAACTGGGAGATCTATCCCAAGTGGATTTTATAAAGTTACTATGATCATTTCTATATAGCAATTATTATAATTACAATGTTGATTGATATAACAACCACATATTATTATATTTAACTTACATTTTTTATGCCCCATATATAAAATTGAAATGTGCCAGGATAATTATCTCCGGCAACATTATTTACATGAGCATAAAACATTCCGAGAGTATTTTTAAATACTTCAATTTTTGTATCATTGGTATTTGTTGATACGCCAAATACTGCAACATAGTTTCCAAGATAGGCATTACCTGATCCGTCAGTGGTTATAGTGTCTATTAATACCTTTGCGTTTTCTAACTTGCCATTTACAGAAGCAGTCATAAAAAAATATTTGCGAAATAACAACAAAAAAGAGCATGGTGTAAAAGCCATGCTCTTAATCTATTTATCTGATTCCCCAGTCACCGTCATTGTTGACAAAACCAACCACATATCCTATCATGTCATCAATTATGTGTTCCGGAAGTATACTGTTCGGAGACATGAGCGAAACATATCTCCATTTTCTAACGCCATATTCTATTATATGGGTTTTTACGGCAATTTGTATCCCACCATTACTTGTTACAATACATCGTTCACCGTCTTGTGGTTCCCGATCCGCTGCAAGGAGAACAATTTCCCCAGGCAGATAAAACGGCATATAGTAGTCACAGGGAATTTTCAAACCGATATAAGTCTTGGATTTTATATCTTCCGGTAATTTGTCTATGCAAATAGGTTCTACAGCGTTTGTGGTGGCTATAATTCCATTCACAAGTTGCGGTTTAAGGACAGAAATATACTTGTGTGATTTTTCAAGACTGGAATAGATTTTATCTTGGTGACGGATGGAGTAGCGGATAAGGTACAGAGAGTGTTCCGGCAGACTGCGGCATATCTTGACAGATTCCAACATCTTATCTTCCATAGTACCACAGCCTACCAACTCATCTACGCTGATTCCAAAGGCTCTAGCAAGCGCAACAGCGGTCGATAGCTTTGTGTCGTTAGAATTACCGTATAGTAGTGAATTAAGCGTAGAATAAGGCAAATTAGCTTCATCTGCAAGCTTGTAAACCGTCATGTCCGGCTCATTTAGAAATTCATGGAGATTTCCACGAAAACTTAACATATAATTAGTACGGTTGACTGATAAATGTGTCGAAATTTCTTTGATTCGGTCTTTTTTCATCATGTTTTTTATCCCCCTTTCACATGATACACTTGTAACATCCCTTGTTTCAAGGGACTTCAAGTTCTGGCGAGGGCGGTGTTTATTGGCGTTTTCACCGTCCTCTTTTGTTGATATTTTACAACAATAAAAAACGTGAGTCAAATATATTGATTGTTAAGAACATATGTTCTATAATTTAGGTATCGCTACCAAGTGCGGAAAGATTAGGGGGGTGTACTATGGGGAAAGAAGATTACAAAGAGGAAATCACAAAGCTAATCAATGCTTGCGATAATTTACATTGGTTAGAGTGCATTTATGCCTATGTTAAAAAATTACTTAGATAAAGGAAAAGAGCCAAGGACTTGCGCATTGCCCTTGGCTTTTTCTTATTCGTTCTTTTTTGCGATTGAATCAATCAACTTTTCCAAAGAGTTCCATCCATCTTCGTCCAAGTTGGCCAGTGCGGATACAAGACGGTGCTTAAATGTATCTTCACCGGACTTTTGAATTTCTCCGAGCATTTCAGAGATTTGTTCGTCTTTTGATTTCTGAACAAGCATTTCACCAGTTCCATTTCGGAGCCATTCTTCGTTTACATCAAACTCTCTGCAAATATCAGATATGGTTCTTTCAGATGGTGTCTTCGTGCCTATCTCAACTTGCGCAATATAGTTTCTTGACAAGCCGATTTGCTTTGAAAAATCATCTTGTGTCATATTCAAATACTTTCGCAAAGATTTGATTCTCTCATTCATTTACATCCCTCCTTTCACTAATAATATACACCCAAAAAGTCCCCAAGTCAACAAAAATGTGTTGACATAAAGTTTCTAAGGGACTATAATATGTTTACAAGGTCAACAGAAAAGAGGTGAGAATATGGAAAAACAGAGATATGTGGTTTTAGACAAAAACGGTAAAGCAAATATAGTTCAGAAAGCTGATTCACGTTTTGTTGGAATTGACGAGATGGCACAGCACATTGCGTTTGACATTATCGAAGATTACAAAAGCATTATAGATGGCGATAAGAAAATCGAAGAAACAAATATTGATTTGTCTATCAAAGTACTTACCGCCATTTCGCCTTTTAGGAACGGCTCTGGATTTGGAAAGGATTGCTAATTGCTTCGGCTTTTGCTAATTGTGGTTTTTCTTCCGGTAAAGAATTGATGATTTCGGAATAGTATTGGTCGTACAGGTTCTTAAAATCATCAAAACTTCCGGTATATCCACAAATTTTAGCAATGGCGTAAGCGGATGCGTATTCTTTGGAATCCAATGTAATTCACCTCCTTATATCAGAATAAGGAGAGTATACCACAAATAGGGAGTTAATTGAATGAGTGAAAAAGAGAAAAAAATCGTTGAGAAGTTAAAGAGAGCCATTCCGAATATGTCCGATTTTGACAAGGGATATATTCTCGGAAAGACAGAGAAGATGGCAGAGGAATCTGTTAAGAAGCAGGGGGAAGAAAATGCAAAGCCAATTTGAGAGAGAACTTCTCAAAACCTTAAAGAGCATTGAAGGTACTCTGAAAAGAATTGAGAAGTCCATGAATGATGATGAGAAACAGCATACGACCATTTGCAATGCAGTTTCTCATGCAATGAAAGGAGAACATGAATGAAAAAATGGACTTACCGCCAGAAGAGAGATCTTCTTGACAAATTAGAACCGTGGATCACTGCACTGGTTCAGTTCATAAGTGCATTGGCTGGGGCGGCTGTCGGAATAGCTATCTGCTACTTTTTCTAAGTGGTATGTGGCAGTTGCAGTTATTAAAGCTACAACAAACGGTATGAGTATATTTCTCAAAAATGAGAGAAATAAATGTTCTTTGTAGAATCTTCCTTTTGAAGACAAAGTGAATGTGAACATTTCACGATTTATGGATGAACTAACTATGGTGAAATATCCCTTTTCCTTTAAGGACAAAAATGCTTGGTAAACATCTTCACCATTGTAATTCCCTATTTCAGACAATGAAATGGAACATTCAGAAGATTTTACAGTTTTCCTAAGTACTTTTCTTTCGATTTTGAGAAGCATATGAAACCTCCAGTTTTTAGAACATTATACCACAGAAAGGAGAACAATGAACGAATTACAAACATCAAACATGAAAACACCCATTGAGATTGCGCTTGGTGTTGATGAAAACGGAATGACTACCGCAAAAGCACTGTATGAGTTCTTAAGCGGAGAGAAAAGCAACTTTTCAAAATGGGCGAAAAGGAACATTGAACAGAATGAGTTCTATGAAGAAAACAAGGATTGGTGGGGGTTCGTCACTGTGACGAACGGTAATGAATGCAAGGATTACCGACTGACTACCGACTTTGCAAAACATCTGTCAATGGAAAGCCATTCTGCAAGGGGAAAAGAAGCAAGACAGTATTTTATCACCATAGAGGACAGGGCGAAGCAGGAAGTAATCAACCGTTCACAACTTTCTCCACAGATGCAGATGGTTATGTCACTGGCTGAGAGCATGGCACGACAGGAACTGGAACAGAAGAAACAAGCTGAACAGGTTCAGAAGTTGGAAAGTACAGTCACCAACATGAAAGAAATTTTCACAGAGCCTATCGGAGACTGGAAAGCAGACATTAATGCAAAGGTACGCAATATTTCCGCAAAGAGCGGTATTGACTATCAGACACTTTACAATCAGATGTATGGTGAATTGGAAAATGAAGCACATTGTGTTTTAGCAAGGCTTCAGGGCAATAAAATCAAGCGTATGGAAGATGCAGGCAACACAAAAACAGCTATCAAAGAAGGAACTACAAAGATTGCGGTTATTTTTGACAATGTAAGATTGAGAGTAATCTTTGAGAATATCGTAAGGAGATATGCTATGAGGTATTGCGTATGAGAAAAATAGTTGATGTTGTCCTTATGGTTTTCTTCTGGCTATTAGGAATATTCACGGGGGTGATTCTACTCTATGTTATATAGAGAAAAAAGAATATTAAAGAAGAGAAATAAGGAACATTGTAAATCAGCTCCTTTAAAAATCAAAATAAAGTTTTGGTTTATTAGAAACGAGGAAATTCTATGGACGATATTTGTTTCTACTATAACCAGTTTAATAGTCCAGTTAGCAATAAAATATTTGATATGAAAAGGAGATTGTGGATTTTATGAGAACAACATTGAAGCTGTTTCTTCCTATTATAATAGCACTCTCCATCACATTTACATCCACGGCACAGACAGCCGGCAGTTTTATCTCCGAGGAAGCGCAGGAATCGTGTGTAAAGTACGGTGAGGAATACGGCATCTGCCCGGAACTGCTCATGGCAATGATCGAGAAAGAATCTTCCGGCAGACCGGATGTGGAAAGTGGCGGTTGCAAAGGTCTGATGCAGATTTCTGACAGATGGCATAAAGACCGCATGGAGCGTTTGGGAGTGACGGACATTTACTCCGTGGACGGTAATGTTCATGTGGGAGCCGACTACTTGTCGGAATTGTTTGAAAAGTACTGCGATGTAGGAATTGTACTCATGGTTTACCACGGAGAGAAGAACGCAGCTACAAAGACAGAATTAAGTGATTACGCAGACTGGATATTAACCAGGAGCGCAGAACTGGAAAGGATGAATGGAAAATGACGAACAGAGAGAAGTATGCGGAACAGATTATTGACATGGCACTTGATAGTATAGAGATAGCTGTGGACAAAGAAGGAAAGTTATGTGATTGCAATGTAATACTTTGTTCCGATTGCGCATGGAGTGATAAAAGCAGATGCAGGGAAAGGTTCAAAGAATGGGCAGAGCAGGAATATGTTGAACCACCTGTTGACTGGTCAAAAGTGCCGGTGGATACAAAGGTATTCGTAAGAGATTCTGACAGTGAATCTTGGTGTCCTAGATATTTTGCAAGATTCAAAAATGGGGGAATATTTACATGGACTAATGGTGCTACTTCTTTTTCAGCTAAAGGCTTTGATGATGTAACATTGTGGAGACAAGGAAAACTTGCGGAGGACACCGTATGAGTGCCAAAAAGCGGTTTACCGTCAAAGGGTGCATCGGAAAGATATTTTACAGTCCGAAAGAATGGGAAGTTGACCGTGAAACAGCATTCTATTACAGAATTGTAAACCGCAATACCGGGAAGAAAAAATGGTTAAGAAAGGAGTATTTTTATGCAGAAACAACAGATTATCCCCATCGTCCGTGCGAATGAGATTCTGATTGCAAGACTGTTAGATGCAGGAATCTTGTATATCAGCGAAGAGGACAACATGATCCACGTAACAGAAGACTGAAAGCCGGAGGAGTGAGGAAATGGAAAGGAAGATAAGAAAAATCTTGGTAGAACTGGGGCTGAAACAGTACTTGCCGGGATTCCAGTACATCATCGAGGTTGAAACGCTGATGTTTGAGAACCGGAACAGAAGACTTTCTGAAATCTACCGGATTATCGGAGAGGAACACAGCACAACCAAGGAAAGCGTGTACCGGGCGATCAAGTGGGTTGTTGATAAGATGAACCCAAGCACAGAGCTATACAAGGAGATCAATGAGACAGACAAGCCGGTCTCAATCTATATGTTTGTTAATTCACTGTATTTATATCTTTGGGAGGATAGGAAAAATGAGGATTAAACACACCTTTTTGCAGAATTTCTGCAAATTCTATGGTTCTAACGTAGTGGACACTGATTTATACGACCGGACAGAGGTTTCCGGTGTAAATGAAACAGGTAAGTCCACGATCAAAAGAGCAATTCAGTATATTTTTGGATGCCGTGACGAGAACGGCAGAGAGATCACCGGAATCAGACCGCACGATAAGGACGGCAATGACATCGACGGAGATATTACCGCAGAAGTTACCGTGGAGATTGACGGTACAGACAAGGTTCTGAAAAAAGTATGCCGTCAGAACTTCAATAAGAAAGGAGAGTTTACCGGGAATGTCACGGATTACTATGTGAATGATATTCCCAAAAAGGCAGCAGATTTTGAAGCATTTTTGGAAGAGAGTGTCTGCGGAAAAGATAAGTTTTCACTTTGCATCAATGCTATGACACTTCTTCTGAAAGGTGGAACGGATCAGAGAGCAATTCTTGCTGATATGTTTGGTCAGCACAGTAATGATGACATTTGCAATCAGTTTCCGGAGTTTGAAGCATTAAGGGCTGTTCTGCAGGACGGCACTGTTGATGAACTGAAAAAGCGTTGCAATACGCAGTTGTACGGCACAAGGGGAAGAAATGGAACCAAGGGATTGCAGGATCTGTTAGATGAAATTCCTAGCCGTATTGACGAGGTGAGCCGTCAGAGAGTAGATATTGACCTTGCGGATCTGGAACTGAAAAAGAAAGCTTTACTGGATAAGATGTCAGAGAACATTAAGCAGCAGACAGATACGCAGAACAGTATGAAGTCCTACGATAAGCTTTCTGATGGAATCATTGAGTTAAAAGGTCAGTTGAGCGCATTGCAGCAGAAAGCAAATGAAAAACTGGATGTGGACAGAAGAGAGAAGCACACGGCATTGAACCAAGTTCAGAATGAGCATCAGAAAGAGTTGCTTAAGGCAGATACCATTCGTGAAGAGATCTCTGCACTGGAAAAGCGCATTGCACAGTATGAGCAGAAGAGACAGGAATTGAAGAAGAGTTGGGATTTGAATAAAAGCCTTAAATTTGATGAAAACTCTTTGATTTGCCCCTACTGTGGACAGGAATATCCGGAAGAGAAGAAAGAGCAGTTAAGAACGGAGTTTGATACGCATAAGGCACATGAACTGGAACTGATTACCAAAGAGGGTTCTTCATGTGCTGACCATATCAAATCGGATCAGGCAGAACTGGAACATAAGCGTGAGGAACTGAAAAAGACCGAGGATGAAATGGAGAGGTTGGAAAAAGAGATTGCCATTGCTGATAATGTCTTAAATTCCATTCCGGCAAGCGTGGATATTTCCAACACAGAAGAATACAAAGCTATTCAGTCGCAGATTGCAGAGAAAGAAGCTGCCATGCACAAATTCACTGACATGAATCTTCTTAGATTCCAGTTAAAATGTGATGAAGAGCAGATCCGCAAGGATATTTCCGTGGTTGATAAGTCTTTGGCGAGTGTAAGCATTAACGAGAGTGTGGATAGGCGTATCACAGAACTGGAACAGGAGCGCAAGAACATTGCACAGAAGATTACAGATGTGCAGGCACAGCTTGACCTGTTAAAGAAATTCAGCCGGAAGAAGAACGAACTGTTGGAAGCTGATGTGAACAAGTATCTTTCTTTCTGCACTGTGCGGATGTTCAGACCTCTTGTGAATGGTGACACGGAAGAATGTTGTGACTTTACATACCGTGGAGAGCCTTACAGCCGAAACATGAACCACGGAGCAAGGATTCTGACGGAGATTGACATTTGCAATGCGTTTCAGAAGCGGTTTGGTGTGGAATTGCCTATCATGGTTGACGATACCGAAAGCCTTGACCCTTGGAAGATTCCTGATGTTGACAGTCAGTTGATTATGTTCCGAAGAAGTGATGATGCGGTTTTGAAAGTGGAGGAAGTGAAAAATGGAAAAAGTAATTAAGAGTTACAAAGGGTTCAACAAGGACATGACTTGCCGTGGATTTCAGTACGAAGAAGGCAAGGAGTACGAAGAGGAGACAGCAGATGCCTGCCACAGCGGATTCCATGCTTGTGAATATCCTCTGGATTGCCTTGGTTATTATTCTCCGAACGAATCTGTTTACCATGAAGTGGAGCAGAACGGTGAATTTGACAGAGGTGAAGATGATTCCAAGGTTGCATCCACAAAAATAAAGATTGGTGCGAGATTGGATATTTCTGGACTGGTAAAGGCGGCCATTGATTTTACTATGAGTAGAGTTAAAAAAGAAGCTGAAAGTGATGAAGACTACGGTGCATCCTCTGCCACAGGTAACTGCGGTGCATCCTCTGCCACAGGTTACAAAGGTGCATCCTCTGCCACAGGTAACTGCGGTGCATCCTCTGCCACAGGTGACTGCGGTGCATCCTCTGCCACAGGTAACTGCGGTGCATCCTCTGCCACAGGTTACAAAGGTGCATCC